TGTTTTACTAGCTTTCTTAAATTCGTATTAATGGCATCACGAGCAGGACTTAATTGGTCTCTAGATACTATGGTTAACGAATCGCTTATTACACGAGGCCGCAATAACTTAATGGCTAAAATGAGAGCTAACGAAAAGGCTACTCATTATATGTTCATTGACGCAGATATTCGATTCCAACCAGAATCAATCTTCCAAATGATTGCTGCTGATAAAGAAATTATTGGCGGTTTGTATCCTAAAAAGTCGTTGCCAATTAACTATGCAATTAACTTAAAGAGAGAAACAAAGATTCAAGGTCCGCTGTTTACAGTTGACACCTTAGCAACAGGGTTCCTAATTTTTAAACGAGAAGTGCACGAAGCACTTATCAAAGCACACCCAGAAACAAAGTATGTAGACGATGTCGGTCTCGGTAAACAATATGAGCCAAACATGTATAGCATTTTCGATACAATCATCGACGAAAATGGTCATTATTTGAGTGAAGATTGGACCTTTTGCCGTAGGGCTGCAAAATTAGGGTACGACATGTGGGCCGACAGCCGAGTGTTGCTGAACCACTGCGGGACCTATGAATTTTTAGGGGATCTCAGTAAGATCCAGACCCCTTAAATCTGCGTAGGTACGCATAGACATAATAAATATTACTGCTGGACATATAAGCTCTTCTGAGTTGTCTAGGGTAGTCGGATACTGTCAATATCGCGGACTACACTAATATTTACCTAACAAACCGTAAAAGGAAACTATAATATGGCAACCGAAGAACTTAGATTTAAAGTAGGTCTTTCCGGAACATACTGGGACCGAAGACCGCAATATGAAATCTTAGTCAACAACGAAGTTAAAAAATCTGGCACTATTGTGAGCGAATCCGGAATTGTTGAGTACATCGAATTTTCTGCCGAGGTCGAAGAAGATGTTAGTCATACGTTGCAGATTCGCTTAATAGGAAAAGTAGCATCCGATGTTGTGCAAAACAAAAATGGGAATATCGAAAAAGACCTATTGCTTAACATCGTCGAAATCGAAATTGACGATATCGAGTTAGAATTCTTGAAATGGACTCATTCTAAATACATTCCAGACGAGCCAAAGGAGGGATTCCCTTCTAACATGCATGTTAACTTAGGTTGGAACGGAACCTACGAACTAAAGTTTAATTCCCCGTTTTATATCTGGGTGTTGGAATCAATGTAATTTAACGAAATACGAGATATAGGTGTAATTATGTATATCTCTGACTACAATTATCACCGTGCCACCTAAACAACTAACCTAGTTAAAAACCCGACGGCAGTGAATACACGATGCTAAAATGCCATTTGCTTGCCGGTATTTCTCTCTGAGACCTTCGCTGCGGTCCGAATGAAATTCGCTTATTTGCTTCTTCCTCTCCGGTGTCATTGACTTAATCCGTAGCCTCTCTTAGTTTCTGCTTAACTTCCTCAGATAGTGGGCCGCGTTTTAATCCGGAAGCACCTTTTGTTTTTCCTCGGAGCTGAATTGCTTGCATGTGTCTTTCTTTAATTACCGGATCGTGCATTGGATTGAACACTCTTCTGTATTCTTGATTATCTATCTTTAGCTGTTCGTATAACTTTCCTGTTAATTTTGCTCTTTGATGGAAATCATTGACTGTTATAAATAAACATAAATGGATATTTTATGTTTATTTCAGAGCTGTTCGAACACCAAGACTTTAAAAAAATAATAATATGCGCTGGTGGTTTTCATCCGTGGACCCCAGGCCACTCTGCCCTTTACCAATCCGCAGTAAAAGCATTTCCTGATGCTGATGTATGGGTCGCTGCAACCAACGACACTAAAACAAGACCTTTCCCGTTTGAAGTTAAAAAGCAATTAGCTATCATCGCAGGTGTTCCGGAAGATAGATTTGTTCAAGTACGCATTCCTTTTAAGCCAGACGAGATTACATCAAAGTATGATCCGAATAGCACAGTGTTAATTTACTGTCGCAGTGAAAAAGACGCAGGCGACATTAAAATTGGCGGCAATAAGAAAGACGGTACACCAGCATATATCCAACCATACAACCCAGACAATGTACAACCGTTAACTAAACACGGGTACATGGTTTACTTACCTACAGTCCAATATAAAGCAGGAGCAAGCGGAATCACTGGTGCAACACAGATTAGAGAAATGTGGCCGCAAGCAGACAACAAAGCAAAACAGCAAATTGTTGTAGACCTATACCCAAGAACAAAAAATAACCCAGCATTAATTAAGAAAGTAATTCAGTTACTGGACAGTGCATTAAGTTCTACGGTTACTGAAGACTGGAGTACACACTCATATTATCATAATGATCGTCCAGGTACTAAAGACGGGTTACCTTATGAATACAGTCTGATGCGTTACTACCCGGACGATATTCCGCCACACTGGGATAAAGAAGCAACTATTAAAAGATGGCAAGACGAAGACCGGTCAAATGAAAAGTTAAAAAGAATTTATAGTTATCCAAAGCAAGTAGACGAAGACTTTGACACCAGCGATGTTATTGTGATTCCTGGATGGGGACAAATTACTGTAGCACAAGCAGAAAAAGAAATGGCCGAGTTAATGCGTGAAATGAAGAATTACATCGCAGATCGTAACTTTGCTGGTGCTAACGAATATAACAAAAAAATTGAACCATTTGCATTAGCACTAAAACAGTATTGGGCTAAAAATGCAGAACACAACTAAAATAAATGTCGAAGTGCATTGCACTGATAGCACATTTAGTCCTGCATACAGGTTATACTTAAATAACACCTTATTGACCGAACGTACATTTATTTGGGATAATAAGGTGCATTGCATAGATGAAGAAATTGTAGCTGATATACGTGAAGGCGCACACAATGTGACAATAGAGTTAGTAAAACCGCCCGGTGACTTTGAGTTAAAGAATATAAGAATAAACGGTGTTCCGGTAACAGGACCGCAATTTATAATTTAAATAAATATACTAATATATGGACTTGCTATGAAAATCAACAGTATTATATCAGAAGACGACGGCGGAACTTGTTCAAGTTCTATTGCTGCGGCGCCTGTACAAAACTTATTTGCAGAACCGCAACGAAGAAATAAAAAGAAACGTGTTAAAGAAGAAATTAGTCGCAATAAACCTAACCCATATACTCCTGGCACTTGGGAATATAAGAATTATGAACTTGGTGCAGCAGGGCAAGGTGTTAAACGCAGTAAAGTTGCACAAAAAATAGCAAAAGATGAGCTTGAAGACGATGAATTTTTTACAGCTCAGGAAAAAGTTAAAGAAGGTGCCAAATCAGCACCACGAGGCACTACTGCACTAAACAAAGCTGGTAAGAAAGCGGTAGACAATATTAAAAAGAAGAAGCAAGAAGAAAAGAAACCAGTTACCGAAGGATATTCAACCTGGTCAACTGAAAAGCTACAAAAGTTCTGGGATCAGCACAAAGATGGCGAATATCCAAGCCCACCTTTTGCACAACAGCTTCGTTTAGCTCATAAAGAACTACAAAAAAGAAAAAAAGCATCTAAGAAACCAGTTACTGAATCGGCAAACCACTATATGGGTAAGTTTGCTAAAGATGGGCAAACATATACCCTTTGGCAAGAAGCAGACTATTACTATCAACTAACTAAATCAGTACAGAACGCACAAGGATCGTTCGAGACAGTTAAAACATTTGACGATATGTCGCACGATGAGGTTCTTAACTGGTTAAGCCAAAGGGAATTCAATCAGGTTAGTAACGAAAGCAAACTATCCCGCAAGAAGTGGATTATTGAGGGTGATAACGGTAATCTAAAAATGGTCTCTGCTCCTGCAACATGGACTAAAGAACAAGTGCAAGAGTCAACAGGAACTACTCGTATCGCTGAAGCTCCGGTAGCAGATAATTTAAGACCCACTACTGATTCCAACGCCGCGTTACTCGCTAAATTAGCAAAAGTGATACAATCTTGTAACACCGTTGATCAGTTAATTTCGGCTACAAAATTTGCCGACAAGGTAGAAAAAGAAATCGGACACCGTATACGTATGCAACAAGGATTTTCTGGTTACGGTAGAGTTACTGATATAATGGCAGACGTAACCCGCGACATTCGTCGCAAAGCCAAAGAGTTAGGTGTAGATTTTGACTCACTAACCGAAGCTCCAATGAAGCCAGTTCGCTCTTACAAAGTTGGCGGGTCAGATGATCCTGCTGTAAAAGCAAAAACAAGAGCAGCTGACAGATACGCAAAAAGCAAAGAATCTAAGTTAGCAGAATTACGTACAGAGCCAGTAGACCAGTGGGACGTAATGGATGCAATTCGTGAACAAGGTGGCATCGGCGAAGCAGATCACTTTATTTCTTACAAAACCGGACTTATAACTATAGACGGAGTTCAAGTTAGAGCAGTTAAATGCGAAGTTATGTCACAAGTTAACCCAGAAGACGATTTAGGAGTAAGTGATCCAACTGAAACAACTACTCGTCACTTAGTGTACCGTAACCCAGCAAACCCACAGAAATTAGAAGTACAGATCGGATAAATTATGAGCGATATTAAAAAATACTTAGAAATATTAAACGAAGATGGGCCAGGCGCAAAATGGCGGCAAGGCGTTCGTGCTTCTGGACATGCACCAGGACAAAAACACTCGTTGGGTGTTGGGCCGGTTGGCGGCACATTTGACACCGTAAACGATTACGGTGACGAAAGAAAAGTACCAGTTGACAAATATCGTGATTATGACGATCCGTTAGCAAAAAGAGATCAAACTAAGCTATCAACTAAAGGTACACCGTTACAACCTAAGAATGCTGCAAACAACTTAAAGGGTGCAATTAAAGGATCGTTAGGAAAACACGGACCAGTCGGCACATTACCAGAAGGAGACGACGGTATTTCTAAAGACGAAGAGACCGAATTCCACACAGAGTTAGATAAGTTAGTACACAACACTTTCGGCAAACGTGCAGATGAAGCTCGTGATCCAGACGAGGCTTACGACCGGTATTGCCAAGAAAAAGTAGATAACACTATGCCAGATGGTCGCAGCGAATGGGAACACATGGGACACGGTTGGGCCCACCCAGACTACGATCGCAAGACACTACAAAAATTATCCGACATTGAAAATCGTGTAGACGAAGAAAACGGATTTGGATCAGGTGGAATGAGTGCTGATGAGTTAGTAGGAGCGATCTCTTATCGAATTCAACGTCAGCGCCTTGATCTTATTAAAACATACGGGCTTGACGCTGTTATGGATGCAGTTGACCAAGTAGCGTCTTTCCACGAAGGTATTGACGAATTAGGCAGCAGCGACGTTAGTGCTATGGTTAATGATGTTGAACGCCAACTTGGTGCTGGCCCAGTAGATGATGACTATACAGATAGAGCAATGCGTAAAGGAGAGATGGGTGACTATAGCGTAGAAGAAGACGCAGCAGACCCAAAGAACTTAGACATGACAAACCTCGACTTTGGGGATATGGATAAAGAACCGTTAGACTTTACAGAAGCAATGAAACGTGAGTGGGAAAACTATATTGTCGAAGCAATGGGCAAGTCACCAAATCGTGAATTATGGGATCAGGTTCGCAGTAAAGGGGTTGTTCCATCAATTAACCGCGAACGCTACACCGATATGTCGGGCGAAGGTTTAGAAGGTCCATTCCGCCAAAAGAACGGACAAGTATTATACTACGATCCAAGACAAGGTCAGTATTACAATCGTGACACCGACATGTATGTTGATCAATCCGACTTTGCTGCTATGAACGAAGAACAGATCGGCGAACTATCACACGAAGCGTTATCTAAATATGTTGACCGACTTGATCCCGATCGCATTAACTCAGATCCTGCGTCACGTCAAGGTTTTGGTCGTGCACTAAACAAAATGCATAGTCCAGAACATGTTAAAATTCCTGCGTATCGTACAAGAAAAGAAGACGACATCGAAAGCGATTTTATCTCAGAAGGCGATCCAGATATCCCAATGGATGTCCACTTAAAAATGAAGGAAAGAGAGAGTCGACAGTTCAGAGACAAGATGGCGAGATCTGAGTCAGATAGAATTTGCAGTCGCGCTGACCAAGCAGCTCAAGATTTTACAAAAAGACAACCAGTTGAAGAATACGGTGCTGTGAATCCTCAGTCGTCTCAACCAATGGGCAGTAATCCACAAACCCCCGAACAACTGTCGCAAGATACACAGAATCAGCAAAAACAACCAATGGGTAGCACAAATAATGCTAACCAACAAACAGATGACACACTAGCTAAATTTGGTAAAGCAATGCAAGATCCATCAGTTGCTAACCAAATGAAACAGTTGTTACAGAAAATCTCGCTGTAAGGAAACAATAATGTTTGTTGTTGATTTATTTGAGAGCGCAGTAGACGAACAAACAGTACACGGGTTTAATAAGCCCGGTACTCATCCTGAGATTGTTCAACACATTGACCCAAACGATACCGGTGAGTTTTACATACTCCCACACTTCCCCCCTCGGTTCCAAAAGAAAGTAGAATTTCTTGCGAGATTCCATCATGTTCCCTTACACCATAACAAAGTAACACACGACTGGTACATCGAAGATTTTAACAAAGAATTTGTCCGTGATATCGAATATGTTTTATCAGCAGCTGGGTATGGTGCATTGGGATTAGCTGAAAGTTCCCCGGATGAATTTAGAGCAAATTCACTCCGGCCCGAACACTACGAAGTAGTTGATCCAACAAAAGATGAAGATGATAGGTCAAGGCGGCACTACGCTACTAATGACTTACAATCTGCTCAGAGAATCGCTGATAAATTAGGTTTAGCAGTAATTAAAGTTATTAGTCCAAAGAAGTCAGTCACATCACACCTCTTTGCGTTTGAAGCTAAAGGCACAAAGCTGTCAGCCGCCGAAAAGAAACTTAATCCAGGGGTTAACTTAAACGAACTTATCGGACGGCATGTATGGGTTATTGTTCCAGAATATCCACACATCGCTAAATCCGCTAAAGTACTCAGAGTCGGTGAGTCGGGGTTGGTACACGTACAACTAAAAACCCCAATCGGAAATCATCAAGCAGTACCAGACTTTTTTAAAGGCGAATCTAAGATTGCAGTGAGACCAAGCGAGATATATGTAGATATTCCGCCAAACGAATTTAAAAAGAAACCAAAAACTACTAACCAGGAAGAACTAATATGAGCACCCAATTAATCCGTAAATATGCAGACATCGTAACTGAGTCTGACTTCTTTAAGAATCCAGATTTATTAGCCCAGGATCAACTATCGGCACCACCAGAAGAGATCAACATTGACGAAGCAGAGTTCGATGGCCCAGGCATGTTAGATCAACCCGATCTTAGCGAAATACATGAGTACCTTGAAGCTCTCGAGTCACATTTATGGGAAGCCATCGACAAGGCAAGATATCTTGCACGCCTAGGTCGTAACGTTTCCGGACCGTTCTCTGGGCAGCTAAAGTCGTATTTAATGCCACACTTAGAAGCATGGATTGAAGACACCAATCAGCCAGGGTCGTTAGCATCATTACGCAGGATGCTTGAGGACGAATAAGAACTCTAACCGGGACCGTTATGGTTACGAGGAGGTGCCTATCAGCCTTTTTAAGTGAGATTCGCTACCGAGCTTAAATAAAATGATAGGATTTCTATATGCACTGGACTAAAGGTTTATTTCACGCAACTGAGGTGTTGCACAATCATCAACCTCACTCAACCAAACGCTGGTTAGGATCAGATTCTGAACAAGAATATAATCAGCATAAAGCTGAAGCAAACGCTCGTGGGTACGACGAGAATTCGATAACATACATCTTAAACGAGTACGGGTTTCGAAGCAAAAGTTTTTCTAAATTAGATGAAGATGCAACTAAGTTTAAAATCTTGGTATCTGGATGCAGTCACACATTTGGTATAGGTAACAGATTAGAAGACACATGGCCTGTTAAATTTGCTGAGATGATTCCGAATTCTGTTCTTTACAACATTGCCCTCGGAGGACAAAGTCCGGACTACACAGTACGATCAATTTACAGAACAATTGATGTGTTTAAGCCCAATTTAATTGCAGTATTTTGGCCGCCGATTGGAAGAGTTGAATTCCCAACTGAGTATAATCCAAGAAACCATTACATGCCCTCCGACAAAGAATATCCTAAATGTTTAGCAGACAACACATATCACCAGTACCTTTTCCAAAAGAATGCAATTCTCTTAAATGAAATCGCTAAGTCAAGGGATATACCTCTAGTTACACTTACAAACGAAGAGTTTTGCCAAAAATATTATATCTGCGACAATTATGCAAGAGACCATCATTGGGGGTTGCAAAACCAGATGGCTATTGCTAATAAAATGTTCGAACAATATTTACAACTACCTAGTAAATCAGTATAATTACTGTTATTACTTAGGAGAATCGCATGGCAAGCCGAATGTTTTCGCTCGAACAAAAGAACAAACTCAATCAAATTATCAACGAAGGCATCAACATTATGCAAGAAGTTGAGGATTTGTCTGCTGGTTTAAACGACACTATTAAAGCAGTTGCTGAAGAAATGGAAATTAAGCCAGCCGTTCTTAAAAAAGCTATTAAAGTAGCACAAAAATCAAAATTTACTGAGCTTAGTAAAGACCACGAACTTCTTGAGGATATCCTCGAAACTGTTGGCAAGACACTGTGAATTTATCTGGTGTAGTAGTTTTTACTCATGGACGAACCGGCTCGCACTTATTATGCGCCAATCTTGCAAAATGGTTTGAATGGCCACTGGTTTTAACTAAAGAGGTCCACACGTGGCCTTCAGTGATCCACGCACACAACCCATTGTTTAATAAAGAAAATTGCATTAACGTCTTAAGTTATAGGAAAGATTTATTTTCAGTAGCAATTAGCACAATAGTAAAAAAACATCAGATGAGCTCAGGACCAATAACAATATCCGACGTTGAATTTGATAATTTTATTATTTATAGCAAAGCGTTCAACCACTTAATAAGAACAACTAAATCTAATCTAGTAGAAATCGAATACGAATCAATGATAACAGATCCTAGCTATGTATCTCTAAGATTTGGTATGAACACAAAAATAGATTTATCTGCCACAAAACGAGAAGAATCTAACATGTACTCAAGTTTTGTAACAAACTACCAATATCTTTACCATCGATATGCACAAAATGATGTCGAGTTAGATCGTGACACCTTACAATTTGCCATTAAAAATATGTCAGACCTTTTTCCAGTAAGCGATTATCCATGTTTATAATAATCCAATTCATTAATTAATTTTCGGGAGATCTATCATAGGTTACGTTGATGCACTGTTAGACAAAGACAACGATAAGATTTTTGTTGTTGAAAGAACACCGGAAGGCGAGCGTAAGTTCGTAGAGTACCCCGCTAATTATACCTTTTACTACGACGACAAAAAAGGGAAGCATCGCACTATTTACGATACCCCAGTATCTAAATTCTCTACCAACAGTTACAAAGAATTTGCTAAAGAAATTCGTTTCTACAGTAGAGATAAGATATGGGAAAGCGATATTAAACCAGTATTCAGATGCTTAGAAGAGTATTACAAAGGTAAAAAGTCACCTAAACTACAAACAGCATTCTTCGACATTGAGACCGATTTCCACCCAGACCGAGGTTTTGCTTCGGCAGAGGATCCGTTTAATTCGATTACTGCTATCTCAGTGTTTTTAGATTGGATGCCTGAAGGTAGCCAACTTGTTACATTAGTAATGGCACCAAAAGGATTACACCCTGAGACTGCACAGAAAATTTGCTCTGGATTCGAGAACACAGTTTTGTGTGAAACAGAAGTGCAGATGCTAGAAATGTTCCTTGACTTAATTGACGACGCAGATGTGTTAAGCGGGTGGAACAGTGAAGGTTTCGACATCCCGTATACTGTAATGCGTATTACTACCGTGATGTCTAAGGACGATACTCGTCGCTTCTGTTTGTGGAATCAATACCCAAAGAAGCGTCTATTTGAACGGTACGGTGCTGAACAGATGACCTTCGATTTAGTTGGTCGCGTACATCTCGACTACATGCAACTATACCGCAAGTACACATATGAAGAGCGTCATAGCTACTCGTTAGACGCTATTTCTGAATACGAGCTTGGAGAAAAGAAAGTTGCGTATGAAGGAACGCTTGACCAGTTATATAACAACGACTTCGAAAAGTTTGTGCTGTATAATCGACAAGACACCGTCCTTCTTGCGAAACTAGATGCAAAGCTAAAATTTTTAGACTTAGCTAACGAACTTGCCCATGATAACGGCGTTTTGCTTCCTACAACTATGGGTGCAGTGGCGGTCACTGAGCAAGCAATTATTTTAGAATCCCACCGTCGTGGTATGATCGTTCCGTCCAGAAAACACAAAGGTGATGGATCCGACGTTGATATCTTAGAGGATGACGACTTAGCTGCTGAACGAGCAATGTGGGGTATTGAAGATGACGATACCAACTTGTTCAACGACGAACAAGCAGCAGGTGCATATGTAGCAGTACCAAAAGCAGGTATGCATAAATGGATCGGTGCAATTGACATTAACTCTCTATACCCGTCTACTATTCGTGCATTAAATATGGGTCCGGAAACAATCATTGGCCAACTGCGTCCAATTATGACAGACAGTTATATCAATGAGAAGATGAAGGACAAACGTGTAGGCAAGCGTATGATGAAGGGGTACTCCTTTGCAGAAGCATGGGACGGACTTTTTGGTACACTTGAATACACCGCAGTAATGGAACGGAAAACGGATGTCGAAGTTACAATTGACTGGAATAACAGCAACGAGTCAACTGTTCTTCGTGCTAGTGAAGTATACGAACTAGTGTTTAATAGTGGAAAAAACTGGTGCATTAGTGGTAACGGCACTATCTTTACTTACGACTTAGAAGGCATTGTTCCAGGATTATTAAAGCGTTGGTATGCTGAACGTAAAAAGAAACAACTCAGAAAGAAAAAATTTAACGATTTGTCAAACGGCATCGAGATACCAAACAGATTACTATAATACCTTAATTTTGTTAAGTAGGTATAAATAACATAAAAGGAAGTAACATGGTAACATGTTTAATATGTCAAAAAGAGTTTAGAAACCTAACAAGTCACATAAATTTTAAACACAAAGTTACAAAAGAGATGTATACCAAAACGTATCCGGGTGCACAGATTGTCTCAACTGAGTTATCTGCACAGTTTTCCGAGAGAGCTAAATCTATGCACAAGAGTCTTAAAGAATCAGATTCTGAAAACTATCGCGCTATCAGGAATAAAACCTGCCAACTGATGCGAGACCGAAAAGGCAATTCGTTTGTACATTCAGACGAAACAAAGAAAAAGATGTCTGCCTCACACACCGGAAAGACTCGCGAGCCACATACTGAGCAAACTAAACAACTTTTAAGTAAACAAAAGATCGGAAAGCCTGTAAATCTGTCAGACAAAAGCAAACAAGCTAAGTCCGAAAAACAAAAAGCCAATTGGGAAACACGAAGAGAAGACAGTAAACAATTCTCTAAGTATATAGAACTGTTATCTACTAGAAGACGTGATTATATAAAAGAGCACGGTATCGTCCTCCCAAAGAGAGGAAAGAAAACAAATATAGAGAAACAGTTTATTGAATTTCTGGATGCAAATAGTATACAATACATTTATCAGTATCCACTAGATGGTAAATATTACGATTTTTATCTGCAAACACTAAATTTGCTAGTAGAAGTCGACGGAGAATACTGGCATCGATTCCCTGCTGCAATTAGAAACGATTTAGAAAAGCATAGTATCGCAAAAGACCATAAACTAAAACTTTTAAGAATTACTCACACTAATTGGGTTCCGGAGTTAGTATTCGAAACCGATTATAATTTAATACAAAAACACAATCATCAAATTTTAAATTCAAGGACAAAAGAATGTCAGAACTACGAGATCTCGATTTCGATCGTCTAACACAAATATTCGAGACTGGATCAAAAGAAGAACTTGATCAATTTTGCAAAGAAAATTCACTGCGAATTAAAGACGGTAAAGTTATACCAAATAATTTCACCGAAGTAAAAAATGCTATAGAGTATTGGGATAAAAAACAACTTGTAACCAAGATTAATTTGAATAGCCTTTATGGTGCACTGTTGAACGCAGGTTGCCGTTTCTTTGACCAGCGTATCGGGCAGTCTACTACATTAACTGGGCGTTTAATTGCACGCCATATGGACGCTTACATTAATCAAGCAGTAACAGGTATTTACGACCATACCGGTGAAGCTATTGTGTACGGTGACAGTGTAACCGGCGACACCCGTATTAAAACAAACGACGGCGAAGTGACCATAGAAGAATTATTTAATCAGTGTCAACATACCACTCTATCGCCGTCAGGAAAAGAGTACAGAGGAGGCATTGATACAAAAGTAATTGGGTTCGACGGTAACGAACTAAAACCAGTTATGAGTGAAGTTTCGTATGTTATGAGGCACAAAACTAAGAAAAAGTTATATAAAATAACTTTCTCTAATGATAAAACCGTAACAGTTACTGAAGACCATAGCCTTATTGCGTTAAGGAACGGAACATTAGTAGAAGTTACTCCGTTGCAAGTTCTAGAAACCGATGTGTTTATCTCGCTGCTGGATAAATAATATGGAGACAGGAGTATCACCGTATGCCAAAATGCTTAGAGTGCGGGGCAGAGTTACCCCGATTACAATGGACTCATTTTAAATACAACTGTACAGGAAAATTTAAAAACGGAAAAGAATATAAACAAGCATACCCAGGAGCAACATTAGTTGACCCTATCCTTGCACAAGCAACAGCAGTAACCTTACAAAACTTAATTAAGAAATACGGAGAACAAGAAGGAAATGCTCGCTGGGAACAGTATCGAACAAAACAAGCTATATCAAATTCTTTTGAGTACAAAAAAGAAAAGCATGGGTGGAGCGAAGAACAATACAACCAGTTTAATCGTTCAAGAAGCCAAACGTTAGAAATAATGATTTTAAGACACGGCGAAGGAAAAGGTTTAGAGATGTGGAATGAATATTGTGCTAAACAATCATACACTAAGTCCAAAGAATACTTAATCACAAAATATGGAAAACAAGTAGGAGAAAAAAAATTTAAAGAAATATGTATCAAAAAAGGAGAATCAGGGTCACCTATTGCAATTGCTAAAAAATTATCCATTTCTCTCGATGAAGCAGTAGAATTGATTGTATCAAGACAACGTCTTTCTTACGTAAGTGAACTAGAAAAAGAATTTGTACTACTCTTAGAAGAAGCAATAGGATATAAACTCGAGTACACTAATTACTCTCAACCGTTTGGAAAATGGTCATCATTACTAAATTCATATGTTGTGTATGACATAAAACATAAAAATTTAATAATAGAATTTAATGGAGACTACTGGCATGCAAATCCTGCTATATACAAATCCGATGCAGTTATACGTGGGAAGTTAGCAATAGATATACAGCAAAAAGATATGTTAAAATTAAAAACTGCTGAGGAACTAGGATTTAAAGTGTTAGTTGTGTGGGAAACAGACTTTAAAAAAGACAAGCAACGTACTATTGTTGAGGTAAAAGAATGGATATCGAATCAGTTACAATAAAAAGCATCGAATGTATAGGTGAAGTAGATGATTATGTGTATGACTTAAGTATTAAGGACCGAGATCCGTACTTTTTTGCTAATGATTGTTTGGTACATAACACTGACTCTTGTTACTTTAGTGTATGGCCTATTATTAAAGACGATGTTAAAGCAGGCAAACAAGAATGGGACAAAGATATTTGCATCAGTGTATATGACAGCATTGCTGACCAAGTCAACGAGTCATTCCCTGCATTCATGCAGCAAGCATGTCATGCTACACTTGAACATGGTGCACTAATTAAAGGTGGGCGAGAACTTATTGCATCAACCGGACTGTATATTAAGAAAAAACGCTATGCAGTTCTTATCTATGATATGGAAGGTGATCGACTTGACTTGTATGATGAAGAAAAGGCTAAGAAAAAAGGTGTAATACCAGGGTTAGGCAAGCTAAAAGCTATGGGTCTAGACTTAAAACGTGCAGATACACCTAAGATTGTGCAAGACTTTCTGATTAATGTGCTACAAGACGTGTTAACCGGCACCCACAAAGAAGATATTTTTGCTAAGATTAAAGAGTTCAAGTATTACTTTAAGGAACTGCAACCATGGGAAAAAGGTACACCAAAGCGAGTTAATAACTTAACTAGATACCGCACTAAAGAAGAACGTCTAGGGAAAGCAAACATGCCAGGTCATGTTCGAGCTGCTATCAACTACAACCACCTTAAAGATATGTATAAAGATATGCACTCTATGAAAATCCTTGATGGTATGAAAGTTATTGTATGTAAACTAAAAGAGAATCCGTTAGGCCTTACATCAGTAGCATACCCAACTGATATTCTACATATACCCGATTGGTTTAAGAACTTACCGTTTGACGACGATCTGATGGAAACAACAATTGTTGATAAGAAAGCAGAAAACCTGCTAGGTGTTTTGAACTGGGACATTGCGAACAATACTCAGATTAAAACTAATTTCGATAGCTTGTTTGCCTTTGAATAAGTATTATCATGAAATTAAGCGAACTTGTTAAAGCCAGAAAGTTACTGTTATCTAATATCTCATCTCTCGGATTAAAAAACGAGACAGACACATACATTAAAAGTGTAAATGATGTTAGGTACACTGTTCCGTTAAGCCCCGATCTCGATTCGTTATTAATGGATTTAAACAATACTGTCGATTCGCTTAAACAAGACTTTCTCGACACTACAACTCTGCACATCCACAAAGCAATTAGCATAATAGACCATCGGATAGCAGAACGCACCAAGGATTACTTTGCAAGAGGGTACAAAATTAACGATTGCTTTGCAACAAATAGATCAGATGTTAGTTTCGAACGAACTAGTCGGCAACTACCGATTAGTAGCGAAGCTAAACAAAAAGTTATATCCCGAATTCAAGTATATTCAGATTGGCATTATCCAGGATTAGAAATCGGACCCGGTGATGGTCAGTGGACTAGTTACCTTGTAGCAAACGACCCGCTCTACATTGTAGATATCGAGAAAGAATTTCTCGATTCTACTGCCTTTACGTTTAGTCCAGAATACCGACTTCGTTTGAGACCGTACTTGATTGACTGGGCTAAATCCGAAACCGACCTATCAATGTTACCACAAGGTCAGTTTGGGTTTGTGTTTTCTTGGAACGTGTTTAACTACTTCCCCCTTGATATGATTAAGCAATATTTGATCCACATTAAAGAGGTTCTTAGACCCGGCGGAGTTTGCATGTTTAGCTATAACGACGGAGAAAACCCAAACAGTATTCTAAGGGTTGAGAATGGTTCGATGAGTTACATACCAAAAAGTATGTTAGTGGCTCTATGTAAAAGCTTAGATTTCAATATAATTGAGCTGCATGACGAAGACGAAGTTATTAGTTGGATCGAAATTCGTAAACCTGGCGAACTGCAAACTATCAAAGCTCACCAAACTTTAGGTAAAATATCACCTCTTGTTTAACAAATTTTCGTTGACTTATATCAACGATCTAAATATACTTTATTATCACACTTGAAAGGAAACTTATGTCAACACCCTTAATCGATTACCTACGGGACGTAGTTCAACACACATATGGACTTGGCTTCATTGATCTTGTTAAAGCAGTCGGTACTACAGAAGAAACTAGCATTGCTGCTATTGCTGATGACCGCTCAGTAATTATTCAAGCAACTTGCAAAGCACCGATGAAAGAATTTGTCGGGTCAACCGTTGGCTTGCCAAACTTACAAAAACTAAACATCATTCTTAACATTCCAGAATATAAAGAAGGTGCGTCAGTTAAGGCTACTAAGGTTACTAAGGACGGTGCAGAAGTAGTGTCTGGTCTCCATTTCGAAAATAAAGCAGGCGACTTTAAAAACGACTATCGCTTTATGTCACAAGAAATCGTTAACGAAAAACTTCGAACAGTTAAGTTTAAAGGTGTTAAATGGAATGTCGACTTCGAACCAACAAACAACGCAATTCAACGGTTGAAGTACATGGCTCAAGCAAACAGCGAAGAATCAGTCTTTAATGCCACTAGTGTAAACGGCAAATTAGTGTTTTCGTTTGGCGATCATAGCACTCACGCAGGCAACTTCGTGTTCTGCGACCTACCTGGCGGTGAACTTAAGAAAGAGTGGAAGTGGCCAGTCGCTGCTATCATTGCTATTCTAAGTCTGGCAGGCGACAAAACCTTTAAGATGAGCGACGAAGGTGCTGCTATGATCACAGTTGATAGCGGCTTGTTTGATTACGAATACATTATTCCAGCGCAGCAAAAATAATATGTAGATAACGCAAGTAAAGCATAAATAAACATATAGGAGACTATTATGTTTTACGTTTATGCATACTTGCGTACAAAAGATTTAACACCTTACTACATCGGAAAGGGAAAAGAAAACAGGGCCTGGACTAAAGACCATTCTGTTGTTCTGCCTGCAGATGCTAACCGAATAGTTATTTTAGAAAATAATTTAACAGAGCTGGGTGCATTAGCCATTGAAAGAAGGATGATTGCTTGGTATGGCCGTAAAGATTTAGGTACAGGTATTCTGCATAATAGAACAGATGGCGGTGACGGGTGCAGTGGTATTGTACCGTGGAACAAAGGTAAAGAAATTGGATCGTTTTTAACAGAACAAGGTAGAGCTAAAATATCTAAAGCAAATCTTAATAAACCTAAAAATCACGGGGATAAAGTCTCTGCTTCTACTAAAGGAAAGCCAAAATCTGAGGAGCACCGAGCTAAACTTAGTGCCGCCGGATTAGGTAAAGAGCCTTGGAACAAAGGGCTCACTAAGGAAACAAACAGTGCTATTCAGAAATACGCAGATTCACTTAAAGGTCGTAGCTTTACTGAGGAACATTGTGCTAAACTTAGTGAGTCGCATAAAGGGCGAAAAAATACCGAAGAGCAAAAGCAGAAAATTAGTGCAGCACTTAAAGGAAGAGTAATGTCACCCGAAACAAAACAAAAAATGTCAGATGCTAGGAAACGTATATGGGAAGAAAAGAAAAATGGAAAGAGATAACTTAACAGCAAAACAGCTTGGACCCGATGGAAAAAGCAAAATAGCCGTTTTCTTGCCGGCATTGAGTGGATTTTACGCCACTTACGTAGGCAAGCAAAGACATGATCCTAACTACGTTGATCCTGCTCGAATCCCTGCAGACTTCGAAACAGGAATCGAAGGGCTTAACTGGCTAAACGCAGAAGAAGCATACTTCCCGTACAAGTGGGCATTATACTCTGCAGGACACGCAGAGTTAGATGTTAACAAGCATTCGCCTAAAGAAGATATGGTACGCAACCGTGATCGTAATAACACGTTTGTATTGGGCGACTCTGGCGGATTCCAAATTGGTAAAGGTGTATGGGAAGGAGATTGGAAAGATCCTAACTGCCCTAAGGCTAAGAAGAAGCGTGAGCTAGTCCTTAGCTGGATGGATGCGTATATGGATCGTGGTATGATCCTTGATATCCCTGCGTGGGTTGCTCGTAGCCCAGCAGGTGCTAAGGCAACAGGAATCAATGATTATGCCGCAGCAGTTAAAGCTACCGAGATCAACAACGATTACTTTATGCAAGCACGGAATGGTAACTGTAAATTCCTAAATGTATTGCAAGGTGAAACCCATAAAGATGCTGATGATTGGTATCACCGTATGAAACATTACTGCGATCCTAAGCAACACGACCAACCATTTGAAGGTTGGGCAATGGGAGGGCAGAACATGTGCGACAGCCATCTTATCTTGCGTAGGCTAGTGGATATGCGGTTTGATGGACTGTTAGAAAAAGGGCAGCATGACTGGATGCACTTCTTGGGCACCAGCAAGCTAGAATGGGCATTACTCTTAACCGATATACAAAGGGCTGTTAGAAAATATCACAATGAAAACTTTACCGTATCTTTTGATTGCGCCTCACCGTTTCTCGCAACAGCAAATGGACAAATCTACACAAACAACGAGTTTGCAGACCGAGAAAAATGGGTCTATCGGATGCAGCCAAGCGTCGACAACAAAAAATATGCTACAGACACTAGGCGCTTTGCTGATGCCGTCATCCAAGATGGCATCTTTCCAATCTTCGAAGACAGCCCAGTAAGTGAACGGACTCTAGTTAAAGACATTTGCATCTATAAGCCAGGCGATCTGAATAAAATTGGTAAAGAAGGTAAAACCAGCTGGGATTCATTTAGTTACGCTATCCAAATGGGACACAATGTCCATAGGCATATTACAGCGGTCCAAGAAGCCAATCGACAATACGACTCTGGAATCTGCCCAAATATGCTTGTAGAGGAAGACATTGATCGTGTATACTTTAAACAAGTAGCAGATGCAGTATTCGCAGCAAACGATCGCGGAACTGCTGAAGCTATTGTCGAAGAACATCGACGCTATCTTGATAGCAAGATTATTGGAACACGAGGTGCTACTGGTAAACGGCTACTTAGCGGAAAAGCAATGTTCGAAAATCTATTCGTTGAAGAAGTACCCGAACCCGAAGTTGAAGAACACCACATCGACGATAGCGGATTTGACGAATCTACATTAGACCAACTTGAATCGGAGCAAGAATGAGCCTACTATACGAAAAGCGTATTGCACACTTAGAAGAAACACATCGAATGTTAGATGCACAAATTTTAGAATTAGAAAAAAATTATGCACCCGATCACGATGTTGAAGTATTAAAGAAGAAGAAACTTAAACTTAAAGATCAAATTAACGATCTACGCAAAGTCGACGGGAACGATTAATGGAACGTGATTATTCAGATGGAGTAAATGTAGGAGTAGATTTCTTCTTCGGAAAAGAAGTTGAACACACTCCTGCATTCGGAATGGACACATTGTTCGTTTCTGGTGTTCATTCGGTTGAGGTGATTGAATCTAAGTTAGCGGTAGCAACTTACGAAACCAAACACATTTTCTTTGGTGCCAACCATAGCTTTAACCCAACCGACTACGAAGAATGGAAATCGTGGGAGGAAATGATTACCCACTTCTTAAAAGCAGGATATTTGTGCAGTCTTGATATTCCTATGTCTGCTGTAGAAGAATTTAACGACGGCGGTCTTAACGAGTTTGATAATTTTATTCCACAAATTAGAGTACCAATTCCGTATATTAAACTATGGAATTATAATACAATGATTAAAGTAGACGACAAGGGATTTAAAGCATCGAATCCGGGCGTATGGTGCCATAGCTTGCACGATTTACAAGATCGCAGTAAATTTACTGATTGGTCAAAGTATACAAAGGACATAGTAATTAAATGAATATTAAAAAATGGTTACGCAACTGGTTGCTCGACGACAAGAGTCAAAACGAACCAATTGCTCTCAACAAAGTTAGAGCAAACGGCTATCACGGAAAACTCGCATACAAAGAAGAAGTAGTGTGCGAAAGTGACCACGAAGTAACCGTAGAAACCAACAACACCGTTCGCTTTGTTGTTGCTAAAGCACACGGCGGATACATTGTACAAACAAAAAACTACAATCGGACTACCGACTGTAATTCTTCTAACCTACACATCATTAAGGACGAAGAAGATTTTTCCGAAGCATTAGGAAAAATTGTAACTATAGAGTCGATGAGAGCATGAACGATGAATTACAGTTAGATCCAGTAGAACAGGCGCACGCCCGAGCATTGCTTGAACGAGTTATTTCTACTAGGAACAAAGCTTCAAAGATGATCTGGGTTACTTTTCGTAAAGAAGGGATACATCAATACAATGCAGCGGGGCATCGAGATGACCTAACCGAGGTTTCATTCTTGCGTTACCCTCACCGACATATATTTCACTTTAAGGTATGGATTGAAGTAATGCATACTGACCGAGATATTGAATTTATTATCTTTAAAAGATGGCTTGAGAGACTGTACGGAGAAAGTACGTTAGATCTTAACCATAAATCTTGCGAAATGATTGCAGATGAGCTATACTTAACTATAGCTAAAGAATACCCAAACAGAGATGTTTGGATTGAGGTCGCCGAAGACGGCGAAAATGGTTGTTTTAATCAATACAATAAGGAATAAACATGTCAAAAGTAGCAGTTGCATCTTATAACAAAAAGTATCTTCGTATGAAGCCTGAGGTTGCTCAGATTTTTAGCGACCTTGAGGAATACCACGATTTTATCAGGATGCAGTACCCACATGTGCCGTTTAATGAGAAGGACCTGTATAATCAAAAGTCACCTCTCTGGCAAAAGTTTGAGCGCCAAAAATCGCGTAAAGCACGTTAGTGACCTACAATATCGATCAATTGCTCGCACACGAACGACAATTACAAAAAGAGCTATACCGTGTGCGAGCAATACTAGATTCAATTCGTCAAGAGTGCAATCATAACTTTATACAAGTTAATGATATGCTAGTATGCACACATTGCAAAGAAGAAAAAAGAAATGAAACCTAATCTATGGATTTACTGTAATCTTCATAAAGTTGTTCTTTAGTTTTGTGGCATTTGGTGTTCTTTTTAGAGTTTTCCAAGTGCCACATTAATCGAAGATTAGTCCAATGACTAATCACCTCTGCTGGTATGTTTTGCTTAAAGCCTTCTTCGACTGAGAAGATATGGTCTAAAGAATATTGATATCTGGATCTCGGTAAATTAGCCGGGTTTATTTTATAAAAATGATCATGATAAGATTTAGCAGTCAGTTTTTTAACTAACATTCGATATTTTTCTAGGTCGGACCGGCACTCGTCTGGAACCCAATCGCCTGAACCGATCCGAGCCTGTTTAATTTTTCTTGTAATATTTTGGTTTTTTGACGGATTGTCAACTCCAAATTTTTCAATAAAAGAACTTTTTAGTTTTTCTTTTACTTGCTCGTTTTGCATAACGCTCTTTACTCCATACTTTTCTAAACAAGTTTTTTCGACGGCATTACGAAATTGAAGTGATTGCGAAGCGTATTCGGTACCATATCTTTTCATACACGAGTCTTTATATTTCCTAATAAATTCAGGACTTTTGTTTCGACAAGAATAGGAACAAGTAGGAACATACCCATGTCGCAATCCTTTAAACCGAAGTGCTTTATTATGGCACACTGGACACATTACCTCAGCTGCTGATCCGCCTAAAAATAGCTCGTGATATGCTTTTTTAAATAATGGCCATTCAACCGGATAATGATCGATACTTTCAACAAAGGTTCGGATTGTTGTTCTCAGATCTGTTATTTGTTTAGGGTAAGTTTCAACTAATTTAATCAATTCGTCTTTATTCATAACTGTTGACTCCCTTTATATAAATATCTATACTATTATTTATACACTTTAGCACACAGGAACCCGTTTACTATGAAAAATTTAATCATTTTCTCTTTAGAACCGTTAGAAACTAGATATACTGCACAGTGGCATACCCATCTCCCTAAGATATTCTCCGAAAGACTAGGCTATAAATTTAATATAATTCAAATTGACGGCGAAACAAATAGCGGAGTACCAACACAGGGGGCATTTCTAGACTTTCTTTCTACTAATCAATGGAAAAACGAGCAAGTAAATAAGTTTTTCTCGATGGTTAAAGACGGAGTAATCGGAAAAGGCGATCATATCTTATTCACGGATGCGTGGAATCCTACGATAATTGAAGTAAAGTATGTTAACGATCTTATGGACATGAAATGGGTTACCCATGGCATGTTCCACAGTGGATCATATGATCCCCAAGACTTCTTAGGGAGACTTATCGGCGATAAACCGTGGGTCAGACACGCCGAGAAATCTTTCTTTAACTGTTACGACCACAATTACTTTGCAACAGATTTCCACATCCACATGTTTATTAGAAACATATTCGGGGCATGGTTCGACGACAGTGCATTACATTCTCAAAGAGAAGAATGGATTCGTACGAAAAAAGTTGTTCGCACCGGTTGGCCAATGGAATATATGGAAGCGACTATGGATCCGTATAAAGGCAAGATGAAAACAAATACCATTTTGTTCCCTCATCGCCTTGCCCCCGAGAAGCAACTAGAAATATTTTTGGATCTAGCAAAGCATATCCCAGAAGCATCGTTTATTGTGTGTCAGGAACAAAAGCTAACCAAGCATCAATATCACACACTGCTAGGTGAAGCTAAGATTGTGTTTAGTGCTAGTCTACAAGAAACCCTTGGTATCTCAATGTACGAAGGTGCGCTAGTTGATGCAGTGCCGCTAGTACCAAATCGATTATCGTATACTGAGATGTATCCTGATAAATTTAAGTACCCACAAGAGTGGACCGAATCGTGGGGACACTACGAACAAAATAGAGAACACTTAGTTGCTCATATTAGGTCAATTTTAGATTCTCATGACAAATATGTTCCTCTATGTCGAGAACTATCAAAAACCTTAACTCAAGACTTTTTCTCAGCTAACGGTATTGTTGAAACAATCAATGAGCTTCGATAAGATCTTACAGTTCGAAAAAGAACTAGCAGAATACACTGGGGCCCCGTATGCAATCATGACAGATTGCTGCACTCACGCCATAGAACTTTGTTTACGCTATGACAAAGTAGTGGATACTGCATTTCCTGCTTACACTTATCTAAGCATCCCTATGACTATGCACAAACTAGATATAGCATACGAATTGCTAGACGATCGATGGGTAGGAGAGTATCAATTCCAAAATACTCGAATTTGGGATAGTGCAAGACGGTTAGAGAGAAATATGTATAGAGAAGGACAGATGCAATGTCTATCTTTTGGGCATTCTAAACCTTTAGAAATAGGTAGGGGCGGTGCTATACTTTTAGATGATGTAGTAGCTTATGATACTATGCTACACCAAAGGTATGACGGCAGAGACTTATCTGTGTCCCCATGGCAAAACCAAATAACTTTTAAAGTCGGATATCATTATAAGCCGACTATAGAAGAAGCAGAGATTGGTTTAAAGAGGTTGCACTTTATTAAGTATTCTAACCCAACGTCACAATATGTAGAATATCCAGACCTAAGAAAGATAAAAATTGTAACATAAAGGTAGCACAATAAATACTTGTGCTACACAAAGGTAGCAAACTGTAATACCACACTTTATCCGCGTAAGGAAGGAAAAAAATATGTCATATAACAAGACAAAATGCGACCCTGAATTGGGTCAACAAATTCACCAACACTTAGTTAAATGCGGCGTAGAAACGCCCACAAAACACAATCATCTAGACCGTAAAGAGAAGATTGATAAAATCGAGCACCACTTTACTGCGATCATGGAGGCGCTTGGGTTAGATCTAGACGACGACAGTTTAACCGAAACACCTAAACGTTGGGCAAAAATGGCTGTCAACGAAATTTTTTGGGGCCTTGACTACGAAGCATTCCCAAAGTGCACAACTGTAGATAACAAGATGAAGTACGACGAAATGGTTATTGAGCGCAATGTAAATGTGCAAAGTAACTGCGAGCATCACTTTGTTGTGATCGACGGTGTTGCAACTGTTGGTTATATCCCAAACAACAAAGTACTTGGCTTGTCTAAAATTAATCGTGTGGTCGAGTACTTTAGCAAACGGCCACAGATTCAAGAACGGTTAACTGAGCAAATTTACCACGCATTACAATACATTCTCAACACAGACAACATCGGAGTTGTGGTTAATGCACAACATTTTTGCGTTCGCAGTAGGGGAGTAGAAGACGTTGGATCTAGTACAGTTACTAGCAAACTAGGTGGTTGTTTTAAATCGGATCCGTCAGTTCGCTTAGAGTTTATGAACATTGTTAATTCCTGCAAGAGAGACTAAATGAAAAAACTTATTCTACAAACTAACGAAGCACCAGGAAGTAGTTACCAACTCTATGCAGAATTGCACAAAGTAGGTAACCTTACTCAGTTAAAGTTTACTAGTGTGTGGACTGAAGCCAAAGACCCAGGGGCTCCACAAAACAAGTTTGAAACATATCTGACAGATGACGCACGTTCTAACCTCAGGGAATTACTAGGGAGCAAACTATGAAAAAGCGATATGTAAGTTGGCAAGAGCTAACTGGCCACGTACAAGAGATCGCAAGACAAATTGCTCTTAGCCAATGGAAACCCGATATTATTGTCGGAGTGGCACGAGGTGGTGCGATTCCAGCAATAATGCTTAGTCAATACTTTAACTGTAAGATGGTTGGGTTAGACGTGACATTACGTGACAATACTGATTACCCGTGGACTTCAGGACCCGAAGTCAATTGTTGGCTTCCAGAAGATGCATCTAACGGGTGCCAGGTTCTTATCGTCGACGACATCAATGACTCGGGTGCAACCCTTAACTGGATCTACAAGGATTGGAACTCATCCATTGGAAAGACTGAGTTACCATGGCATAAAGGTATTAGGACCGCAGTGTTATTTGAAAAACCAACAAGCAAATCTGTTCTTAATGTAACGTATGTGTCTGAAGAGATCGCCGCAGACAACTGCGATGATTGGATCACATTTCCCTGGGAAGAATTTTGGAAACAGTAAACACATTTACGTTAACTGGAAGTGAAGCGTTAAAGTTAGCGTCAATCATATCCCTATGTGCTCCGAGTATCCATACTCAAATACTGTTACGACAAGACAGTGCTAGTGGAATCGGACGAAGCACCTACGCTACGATTAACGGAATAGAACACGATATAACCGATGTATCTGACTGGTGAGAAAAAAATGAACAATAGACAATTAGAAAATTTACCCGATAGTTTAGATGATGCCCATAAAGAAGGAAAAGCCCCGTGGACTGATCTTGTTAGTGAAGATTTCCATGTTGCAGTTTTTAAAGACGCATACCCTGTATCTGAGGGACATCTATTATTTGTTCCACAGTTTGCCACTGTAGGAGTAATCGAACACTGCTTTGCTGATGCATTGGCAGAGGGATTAAAAAAGGTAGCAGCTGGCGAATGGGAAGCCTTTAATATCGGAATGAACTTTGGTACTGCCGCTGGACAAACAGTGCCGTGGCCACATATCCATCTTATCCCTCGCAAAACTGGCGACTGTGAAGATCCTGTTGGAGGCGTTCGTAATGTTATTCCAGGACAAGGTAATTATAAATCAGCAAACTATCAGCAGCCTAAATAACAACAAGAGGACTTTTGGTGTCATCCCTCTTTAAAAATTCTGCCACCTATGCTAACATTTAACATAGGAGATAAAGCATGACTTGGACAATCGATAAAGAATTTAGTTTTTGTTACGGGCACCGTGTTTGGGTGCAGCGCCTTAACCCGGAATATACAGAGAAGGGTGACACTGCTTGTAAGTGCCGTCACTTACACGGGCACGAAGGGTCACTTAAAGTATTCCTCGAAGCAGACGAGCTAGACGATCGCGGCATGGTAGTAGACTTTAAAGAACTTGGTTGGTTTAAAACGTTCATCGACGATACTGTTGATCACAAGTTTATCGTTGACTCTAACGATCCGATGTTTCGCAAGTTAGTCATCGAACTGTACGCACAAAGCGTGAACTTTGAGTACAACAACATGGATTCGAAGTGGTTCATCGATAACTGTTTAGTGCCAGTAGTTGTACCTGGAACAGATAAGGTTGCTGGATACAGCATTAATATGTCACACGTTAAATACGACACCCCAGAATACGAAACACTCGAGGGCTTCTTCATAGTCAACTTTGTTCCGACTTCCGAAATGTTGTCGAGATGGGTGTACGAGCTTGTCGACGCAAAGATGAGCAAAATGGGAGTTAAGACTAAAGAAATTTGGTGGAATGAAACACCAAAGTCTCGTTCTATCTATAAGGGGTAATTATGGGATGCGGAATTAAGGCCTGGCGCGAAGAGGAAGAAGATCGCGCTTATCAAGCAGAAGTGGAGAAGTTTAAACAAAAAGATATTGTAGATAGTATGTTTAAACTTAAAGAAGTTAGTGATTCTCTTTCTCGATTTATTAGCAGTGACCCGCACCTAACCAGAGCACAATGGCGTTGGATCGACGATATCGAAAAACAAATAGGAAAAATTCTAAAATGAGCAAAATCAGATTAGGTGAGCCGATTTTTAGGTCAGTTCAAGGTGAAGGTAACAGGACAGGTGTATTAAGTATCTGGGTTCGTTTTTTTGGGTGCAATCTGAAATGTGAGGGGTTTTATCAGAAAGACCCAACCGACCAATCGACTTGGACAGTGCCAGAAGTGTTAAACAACGGCAAGATTTACAAAAATCTGTCAGATGTGCCTATTTTAACAACAGGATGTGATTCCGGGTATAGTTGGCACCCTAATTTTAAACACTTAGCAATCGATTACGCAAAGTCAACAACATTGTTTAACGAGATATCACCGTTGCTCTATAATAACAAATGGCGACATCCGATAACTAAAAACGAAATTGACTTGTGTTTCACTGGCGGCGAGCCGTTGATGCAACAAAAAGCTATCGTTAGTATTTTAAAAGAAGCTAATGTAGATTGTTGGCGAAAAGATAAAGGAAATTTAATTCCGGGATTAGATTATCCTGAAACTGTTCAAATTGAAACAAACGGAACAAAACCTTTAGTAGAGGAATTTAAAGAATTCTATTTACAAAATGCGTTTTCGTTAAACTGGAATGTCTCGCCAAAACTATTTAATGTAAGCGGCGAACAAGATGCAGTTAAATACGATATTATTAGAGAGTATTTTACATTGTCTAACAAAGGTTGCTTAAAGTTTGTTGTAAATAGTAAAGACGAGTGTTGGAACGAACTAAATCAACATGTTAAAGAATTGTCAGATTTAGATATTCCGATTTATATTATGCCATGCGGTAGCACAAGGGAACAGCAAGAGGAACCGGGGTATATGGCAGAAATCGCTAACCGAGCTATAGCAGAAGGATATCATTTTTCTGGTAGATTACACTCGCACATCTGGGGGAACGGAATTGGGACGTAATGAAACAGTAATTTACACCGGATGTTCTTACACTAACGGAACTGGGTTTACCGAAGAAGAAAAAGAAAAATACCTTTGGGTCAACTTATTACATAATCATTGTTTTAGCAACGCAGTTAAAGTAAATGCAGGAATTCCTGGCGGTGCAAACGAAGAAATTTTTATCGAAACTGTTAATCAATTACTGCTACATAAAAATATTAGCAATGTTTTTGTAGAATGGACTGGTGTGCCGAGAATAAACACAGAGCTTGGTTTTGAATTATATAGCACCAGACTTCACGCCTCGCATTCGCCGATTTCGCTTGACGTCCAACTAAACGATGTATTATATTCTAAAGAATATTTAAATTCTGTCAAAGACCGATTTATTTCTCTAATACACCCACTTTACGAAATAACTAAGATAATCAAGTTTTCTAAAATTTTAGAAAATTTGTCTTCTTCACTAAAAGTTAATGTGTGGTTTATAAACGGATTGTGTCCCTGGGACAAAGACTTCTTTAAATACAATGCAACGATCACAACACCGAACGAAATGACATTATACACGCAACATCAACTAAATACCGAAAACCGAGACGACGAAGAGATTATAAAATTATATCAGAAAATGCATAACAATATTGCTGTTGCAGGTGGGGTCACCTGCAACAAATGGATCAACTTATATCAATCAATGAAAAGTTTACAATGCGATACTAACAGTGACCAAGTACACCCCGGAGTTATCTCGAATAAAATGTATGCAAACATGATTATTGATAGACTAACAGAGTATGAAGAAAGAATCTAAAAAAGAAGCTGCTACCTCAAGAGGCGAGTCGTGGGTTAAAGTGCTAAGTAACATAGCAAACCGAGCAATTGCAGAAGGATATCACGTTAGCGGTAAATTACATTGCTCGAATTTCGGAAACGGAATTGGAACATGACTACACCCGAGTCTTTATTGGCAGCAATTGATAAGCTAGATGCAGAAATTAACTCAATTGAGCAAGAACTACAACGATTAAAAACTGTAAGAGAAGATTTGCTTAGATCATTTAAGAAAGTTTGTCCGCACACAAACTGCAAAATGATTGATGACGACGAGTGTGTGTGCTTAGATTGTGGAACAAAAGTGTGATAACCCCAGACGCAGCATTAGGAGTACTAGATATGTTTGATTTTTTAAAAAAGAAGCTCGGAAAAAAGTCCTCTAAAAAAGTAGTAGACGGCTATCAGCCAGAGGAAGGTGCAAAAAATGCTAAACCCCCAAAGCAGTCTGAGAAAGATGCTGCTACCTCAAGAGGCGAACCGTGGGTTAAAGTGCTATCTGTTGAACTAGATCCAGATAACATCGGAAACGGCGCATTCGAAATTGACTTCAATGAGATTTTTGTTGCACGGTTAGTTAAGGCAGGGTACAAAGGAAAAGACGACTACGCCATAGTTGACATGTGGTTTACTGACATTTGTCGCAATGTTGTTATGGAAAATTTCGAACAATGGGAAGCTAATCACCCAGACCAATCCCCAAGAGTAGTCCAGAAACGAGATCTTGGTGGTGGTCGGACTGAGGTCAGTTAATGTTATTATATGTAAACGGATGCTCTCATAGCGTAGGTCATTCTATAGTTAATACCAGATGCGGTATGGCTAAAGACGATCATAAGTATTGGTATTTAGGGGAAGCCCCTCATCCCGATAACTTCCCTTACTCTTACGGATATTTGTTAGCCAAAAAACACAATTTGTCTCTGGTCGCACAAGGAATTTCCGGCGGAAGTGTTGATCGTGTTATCCGCACCACAAAACAATTTTTAGGTCAATATGTTGGCGACATCTGTTTACTGATTGGGTGGCCCGGATTTGATCGAGAAGAATGGGCTTATGAAGGAGCATATCACCAAATTAATGCATCTGGTACTGATAACTTACCAGAAGGGTTAAAACAAAGATATAAAGAGTGGGTAGCTAATATGAGTATCGACCGTGATACTCATCGTTACTGGATTAAACCAGTAACACAATCGCACGAAAAAATTAAGCAGTTTCATTTCTATCTTAAAGAACGTAACATCAAACACTTGTTCTTTAACACCGCAGGCGATTTTGATATGATTTTACCTGAGAATCGAGTTGATTTTGGTAATAATTACATACTTCCGTATCAACTACACCATGAATATTTAGGGATTGTCCAAAATAAGGGATTTAAACCTAGAGACGATTGGTACCATTTTGGTGCAGACGCCCATCAATTTTGGGCAGATTACTTAGAACCTCACTTACTCAAAGTTTTGGACGGATCGTAGGTTGACGTATTTAGTGCAATAAGCTATACTTACTGCACTATGAAATTCCTACTTGTTGATACCGCAAACACTTTTTTCCGTTGCAAACACATTGCCGCAAAGCAATCTACCACTGAAGAAAAGGTAGCGTTTGCAACCCATCTTACCCTGTCGAGCATTGCCAAGTGTTGGAAAGGACATGACTCGGGTCATGTGGTCTTCGCCCTGGAAGGTCGAAGCTGGCGTAAAGACTTTTACGCCCCATACAAGGCAAATAGAGCAGTTGCAAGGGCTGCTCTTACCGAAGAAGAACAAGAGCTCGACAGGCTCTTTTTCGAAGCGTTTACTGACCTTCAAACATTTATCTTAAACAAGACAAACTGCACGGTGCTACAAAATAGCAAATTAGAGGCAGACGACTTGATTGCTGGTTGGATCGCTAGTCATCCAAACGATCACCACACCATTGTTAGTTCCGACACCGACTACTATCAACTCATTGCAGAAAATGTAGTACAGTACAATGGTATTACCGACGAGCTGATCACCCTAGACGGCTTCTTCAATAATACAAAAGGTACTCCTGTTAAAGATAAGAAAACCAAAGAAGAAAAGAAACTCCCTGATCCAAAATGGATTCTATTCGAGAAAATTGCCAGAGGTGACCCAACCGATAACGTGTTTAGTGCATATCCAGGAGTTCGGGTTAAAGGGTCAGCAAAAAAAGTTGGTATCACTGAGGCTTTTTTAGACCGAGACAGCAAAGGGTATAATTATAGCAATTTTATGCTTCAACGCTGGACTGATCATAATGGGATTGAGCATCGTGTGTTAGATGATTTCATACGGAATACCACTCTTATCGATCTTACTGCCCAACCCCCTGAAATTAAAAAGTTGATAGTTGATACGATCTCGTCAGAATCATTTACTAAAACTGTTCCTCAAGTTGGGACGCATTTCTTAAAATTCTGTGGGAAGTATAATTTAATTAAACTAAGCGAGCAAAGCGACTTATTTTCAAAAATACTGTCAGCAGCATACGGTAAATGACTTGCATTTTTCTCCGTGCCACCTGGCATAATTTCCTAAGGAAACAACCTTATTACAATATGGGCAAGTTTTCGGAGGTTTAGCATTAATGCGGTTAGCAACTTCCGGACGGCCATATGATGGATTATTTGCTCCCGACATTCTTTCGCTACATTTTTTTGCTATCTCAGGTCGGCGCATAGGGGAGTTAATCTGAAAAGTATGTGTGCCGGCGGCGAGTCGTTTTTTATTTAATTCAGTGACCCATTTGCTTTGGCTATCTTTTAAATATTGAGGCCTGACAAATCCGGAAGTTCCGTCTCCTCCGGCGGTCCTATTATGTAATATTCCAGTGTTTGTATCTTTTCTACCATACCATCGGATCATTCTACGCTCGAGCGAAAATGCGCCAATTTCAGTTAAATTAGCTTCTAACACTATTATTCTTTCATTTGGCGGAGTATGGACACCTTTTCCGTTATACCGATGTTGCAGCCAAGCTCTTGTTGTTTGCCCTTTACCAATGTAATAGGGAGTCCCATTTGTTCTAATGTATGCATATACATAAAAACCAGATGGTAAATTCATGGGGTTATAAATAGACATGCTGCATATTCCTTTCATATGTAGAGCAGTTGGGAATTGGCGTTCCGCGAACTGCATAACTATTTATCCTATTGCTCAAACTGTTTGACTTTTAAAGCAATACTGTTATAATGTATATAAACAAGCTTCGTTATTCGGGGATATTTTAAGTGCAACATACAACAGTGAGGATCAAAAATGAGTGGACGATTTTTATCACCTAAAGATTTAGTAGCAGCACAGCACCAACAAGAAGTAATTAACTCAATGATTAAGAGAGGCGAAATTGACACCTCGAATGTAGTAAGGGAACGGCACGTTGTATGCGGATGCGGTGCCGAAGGATGTGTTTTTATCTCAATGCAAAAGGAAAATAAAGATGAAACTCAAAACAGTAACTAAAGCAGCAAACAGTCAAATCAGCGGCGGTAGCGAATACGGGTGGAATTGTTTCGGCCCTACTGCACGGTGGATGGATTTTTGTGATATTAGTGGTACCGAAATCGGAAGCTGCGTTTATGACACACTAACTCAGCGTGTGTTTGTTGTTGAAGCATATTGTGACGAGCTAGGTACTCACTATAGTTGGTATAGCAAAAGTGCTAAAACAGAGTACGAAAAAGAAGCTGCACAGCGAAAGGTTGATCCGTATGTCGCATACGACGATAAGCAAACTGCATTAGTGAGCAAATCATCTATTCTTGCAATCCTTGAGTCGTATTCGTGCAGAGGAGGAGAAGTAGACGGCCTTAGTCCGGATAAGGCATGGCCGTTTCCTCCAACCGAAAAGTCTGCAGATTGGGATAACGCATCAGTGACTACCGACTTAGTTGACGATATTGACACATTTTTAAATAACCTGTCTGATGAAGAAGTCCCAGAAGAAATCGAAAGGGCATTTCCTAACATGAAAAAGAAGCAATCATACACCGTAACACTCAACGTAAAAAATCGGTTCACGATCGATGCCAATTCGATGGAAGAAGCTGCTGAAATTGCAACTAAACTAGTCGAAAACAATATGAAATTGCACGATTGGGGGACCGGTGTATGTTGGGAAGATAAGTGGGTTAGCAAGAAAACCGTGAACGTAAAATGAAAAAAGAGCACGACGAATACCTAGTAAAGAAATATCCAAGGTTATTTCGAGATCGATATAAACCGATGACCGAAACTTGCATGTGCTGGGGATTTTCCCACGGCGACGGTTGGTTTAATATCATTGCTGCACTATGCGGCAATATACAACACCACATCGATTGGGCCCGAAAGCAACGGGCTCACAATTTGCAATACAATCGTTGCCTAAAACGAGCGTTAAATGGTGATACCGCCGGCCTTATTTGGTTTTATACATATGGCAAGGGCGGCCCATCTGATTGGACTCATAAACAGGTTGCCGAAGCTATTGCTAGTATAAAGTTCCGAGAAGTACCAGAATCTGTCCCGCAAGTAGTTGTTGACCAAGTAAAAGAAAAGTTTGGCACACTACGGTTTTACTATCATGGCGGCGACGCAACAATCGACGGTATGGTTCGGATGGCCGAAGCTATGTCAGGATATACTTGCGAGCATTGCGGGGTTCCTGCCGAAACTAAGAGCAACAGAGGATGGGTTAGCACAATCTGTTCGAAGTGTCGGCGTGCTATGAATGCAAGACGCAAAAAAGAAATGGAAGAATATGAAAAGTCTAACGTTCAAACCGCCTGAGTACTTACACGAAGAGTTTCGCTGGCATGGCGATGTAGCCAGGATAGTTGATATTTGCAAACAACGAGGCTATCATATAAGTGCAAATGATGCACAACATGCATGGGAAGAATATTCTGACTCGTATGCTGCATCTTGGCTTATCCTCGACGACAACGACGACGATGTGTTCAATACTGTACTGCAATACTGCGAGGTAAATGATGATTAAGTACAAATTTATTTACGAAGAAACAGACGATGATGCCGATCCTCTTGTTGCCGACATTGCCACCCGTCATATCGAAATTGTGGTAAGTGGGAAAGAAGATAAGACATGGGATGAATTACTGCCTCATTTTAGAGAGTGGCTTAAGACTATTGGATTCTGTATGGAAGGAATCCACTTCGAAGGTGTCGAAAAATGATGATTAAGTTGTCAGAAAATTCTGAAGTTCGTGTGAAATGGGCTGCTCCTAATTTAGTGCAGTATGAAGTGAACGGAGAACGTCTACTGATTACTAAAAAGGACTTACTATCTATTTTCTTAGAAATAAAGGACTTTATGAACTTTTACAACGATGACTTTTCTCCCGCCAACATCAACAAAGTTTTAAGGGAATATGAAAATGACAGCACCATGGAGTAATGTGTTAAACCAAACTTTACCTGATGTATTTGAGCATCGCCCTATTGCAAAAGTTGATAATCGGCAATTTCTACCGTGTGTGCATCCGGTTGATCACTATCCGGTATCGTTAATTCAACCGAATATGATATTCGGGCCATGGATTGCCGGTGGCGCAGTATTAGCGTGGTACCAAGGACAACTAGTTGGACAAAGCGACATTGATGTGTTTTGTAAGGACGAAGCACAGGCTAGAGAACTAGTGGAAAAGTTAAAGAAAACAAGCAAACAAGAAATAGACTCGTTCTTCTCTAAGAAAACAAGCAAACAAGAAATAGACTCGTTCTTCTCTGTGTTGTCAACATCTGTTGTTTATCAGAGCGATAATGCTACTACTCTTCGTCTGTATGATCCAACAAGTTCAGATACTAGCTGGACTATACAAATTATCCACAAAAGGTACTTCGAAACACTTCAAGATGTGATAAATAGTTTTGACCTTACAGTTTGCCAACTCGGAACTGACGGCGCAGAATACCTACTTAACGAATATGTTGCACAGCATATTAAGAACAAAGAACTGCATTTTAAAGAACCATTCCAACCAGATGTTATTAAACGACTAGTTAAATATTGGTCATACGGTTATGAGCCAGATCCTGAATTAATTAACAAAATTGTAACATCCAGCACCGATACTAAATGGACATTTAATAGAGAACAAGAGGATTACGAGAATGCTTTCAACCCAGTCCGAGGCTAAATTCTGGTCCACTATGGATCCGAAACCTGCTATGTATTACGATCAGAAACACGGTGCCCATATCGTAGCATGGAACGGTATGCTAATGACCCACAAACAGGCTTTGTTAATTGCATCAAGCATCTTTTTTAATGTGTGGCCAAATCCAAAAATGAAGTCATCTGTATTTGAAGAATTTAAGCGATTATTTTATTCTAATGCATTTGGTACTAGGTCATGGAAGGCCGTTGAGTTTGGACCCGAAGGTCACTTTAAGTATCTTCATAAAAAAATCTACGACCATTATAAAGAAAAACTAGAGGGCAAAAACATTCCGCCGCAAGAAGTTCTTTTGTGGTTTAACACAGGAAAGCAACATGATTAAAAATATATACGTCGGTCCGGGGTTGCAATCAGTCTCTGTAGTTGCTCCTTACATCAACAGCAACGGCCCGTGTGCTGGGCAAGTGAGATATAACACCGCAAATCAAACGATGGAAGTTAACGATGGATATACTTGGATTAGTATCACTCAACCAGATGCTTCAATATCCTTAGACAACGAAGTGCAAGAGTTACTTGCGTGGGCTAGAAAAAAGAAAGCAGAAGAAGAACAATTTGTAGAATTAGCTGCAAAACACCCTGGGCTTAGAGACTTGAAGGAAAAGTTAGATATGATGACGATTTTAGTAACTGATGAGGTAACCGTATGATGTTAGTCGCTAAACCTATTGTGAAAGATAAGTTTTGGATCGTAGAAGAGGATAACGGCAACAAAGTCGCTACAATCCAAACCACCGAAGACGGTGTAGTATTTGTACATGACCAACATCGAGAAAAATTTCCTAGCATTAAGGTACTAGGTAAACAGTACAACATTTTGTTCGACAAGACAAAAGTTGCAAAACAGAAGAAAAAAGCCGATGACGAATACCATGTTCACGAGTTCCCTACTTCGTTTAAGCCGTTCAACGAGCTATACGATGTTGCAAAGAAGCTGCCTATCTTTACAAAAACAAGCAAAAGCAAAAGCTTTTACTGTGCAGGATATTATATTGTGCAGTTTAACAACGGGTGGGTTAAGTCAGTGTCACCCAAGCTTATCACACTAAATCGGTATCCATTTAAGGGTCCGTTTAAAGACAAGTTCGAAATGCAAGAGCAACTTAGGTTAGCAAATGAATCGCTCACCAAGTAATTCACTAGGTTTGCATTCTAAAAAGTTTGCAGAAAAAGTCAAGCAAATGGAACAATCTGGTGGACAGCAAGTTGTTCTAAACGCTTCCGAGGCTAAAAACTTACTATACGACTTATTCGGACTACTAGCACAAATAGCAGAACTAAGCCAAACTAAAAAACACGAAGTTTCTACTATACAAGTAAAGGGAGAGAGATTTTAAAATACTCTGATAATGATAAATACTTACACTATCAGAGGATTTATCGATGTCAAGACCAAAACCGCAAGTTGTATTAGAGAATGTTAATAAGACAACTTATATTAGTGAGCAAGTTCTGGCCAGTGAAGGGGTATGGGCAGTCTTTTATGACGGGAAACCTATCAACCTAAAAACCTTTAACATCCTTGTCAGTTACCCTGGACCAAAATATAAAAAAACGTCGTTTGGTAATCCTGGCCACGCAATAAACTTAGCAAAAAAGATGAATAGTCTGTTTAAAACAAACAAATTTACAGTTGTTCTATTAAAGCAAGGCGACCAAGTCTATCCGTGATTTCTAAGAGAAGCCTAACTGAAATTTTTCTCAGAGAGGCAAACATAGAATTTAACAATAAAACCATATTTGCATGGATATGGAAATGGTGGTACAATCCGATAAGTAAAACTAGTTTTCGGTTAACCAAAGACGGACACCATTTTTTAAGCAACGTAATAGAGTTAGCTCACTACCGACTAAAACTAACGTGCGACATTAAGGCAACAACCAAAAATTTTTTACTGTTAGATAAGCATCTAACAAGTCCATTTTACATAGAAAACAAAAATACCATTGTTTTTTATGGTGAAAAAGACAGTATTATGGTAGTCTTAAATGGGTATAACCTACAGCAATACCTCGAAGCCTTCGAAAAATAGCAGTTGACTTTAATTCAAAAATATCATATAATATGTTCTGTAATGCCCCTGTAGCTCAGTTGGTCAGAGCGAGCGACTCATAATCGCTGGGTCACAGGTTCAAGTCCTGTCGGGGGCACCAAGATTTTGGGAGTGTGGCGCAGTGGTAGCGCAGCGGACTTTTAATCCGTTGGTCGTGGGTTCGAATCCCACCGCTCCTACCAGAGTTACCTGGCTATAGTTAAGCGGATATAACCTCGGCCTTCTAAGCCGATATCCCAGGTTCGATTCCTGGTAGCCAGGCCAAGTTACTTAACATTAGTTAGAACTTACATCTAAGGAGACTAAATATTTTTCCAGCTAAAAAATTAAGGAGGTACCTATGGTAACCAAGATTCATAGCCGAGACGAATACTATTTCGATGGTACAAGTTTTAAAATTAAAAGTAACATTGCTCACAAAATTAGAGCAGTAATAATAGCAGTTTTATTCTTTGGTGGCATTCTAACAAGTTCTGCAACAATATTCAAACAAGAGCATACCGGATTTAAAGGCGAGTTAAAATTTACAACTGAAGTTTCTGGACTACATGCATACATAAGCAAAGCAACAGATCTTCCAAAAAAAGAAATAACATCAATTGTCGAGTCGCTAGACACGTGGGGTAAGAGATTTAGTGTAGACCCAAAACTACTAGCGGCAATTATCATGCAAGAGTCAAGATTTGATCCGTTAGCTATATCGAGTGCAGGAGCACTAGGATTAATGCAAGTTATTCCGCGGTGGCATTTAGAGAAAATTGTAGCAGCAAAACGCGAAACTGGCAATCCAGAAATTTTTAATACCGATACAAACATTTACTTAGGTGCATGGGTTATATCCGACTGTCTCAAGAAGTTTAAGCTAGAAACAGCACTCGAAACTTGTTATTCTGGCGGGCACCAGAACTACGCAAGCAGTGTTCTTAACTACCACAATCAGATTAAAAACTTTATTAAACGAGGAGCAGCATAATGGCAACTAAGCGTGAACTCACTAAAGAAAAGAGTAAGCTCGTTCATGCCATCCAAAACATTAAGGCCGACTACTGCGATGTTTTAGAGCAAGACATGCCCGACGAAGTTAAGGCTGAGTTAACTGAACTAATGCAGAATCTTAAAGAAGTTCGTGAGTGGTTAGCTGAGAAGAAATAATGTCGTATTTTTGCAATAGTCCGTTTAATAGTATTTGGGTAAACGTTGACGGGTATGTTAAAACTTGTTGTGCAGGGTCTTACTATCTCGGAAACTTGTACGAGAATACGTTAGATGGGATTATGCACAATGGAAAACTTGAGTTTATCCAACAAGAAATTCTAAACGGCAAAATACCTGGATACTGTTCCGGGTGCGTAGAGTCCGAGGAACTCATTGGATCTAGTCAGCGCAGTTACTATAGACAGTTCGCCGATACTGGTCAGTTTGTTTTAAAATCAGTTGATATTCGGTGGAACGAAACTTGTAACATTGCGTGTACATACTGTAACGAGAAGTTTAGTTCTAAATGGGCTAAGAAGAAAGCAATCCCAATCACCGTACGAAAGCCATATCACAACGATCTTCTTTCGTTTTTAGTTACAAATGCATCTGAAATGGAGGCCATTATGTTAGCTGGTGGCGAACCATTGATGCATAAAGAAATGCTTCCTTTTATACAAGCATTACCAAAAGACACAAAGATAGATGTTATGACTAATCTTGGTGTTGATTTTAGCAACTATCCGTACGCCAACGAATTGTTGTCTCGGTTCACATTTTTTAATGCAAGTATCGAAAATACCGAGAAACACTGTGAATATGTCCGAAATGGCATTAGCTGGCAAACAGTATTAGATAACATAGCTAAGGTTAAAGAACAGAACAAACAAATAACCTTCTTGTCATTGTACAATATTTTCTCGTGCACTAAACTATTAGACCTAATTAAGTTTGTCCATGCAAACAACACATCTGTAACATGGCAAAACTTAATGTACCCAGAACATTTGCAGGTTTTTAAATTCTCAGATAAAGTCAAGGCTCTTGCAATTGCAGAATTAGACAGATGCATGGAGTATCTCAATGAGAACAACATGAACAATGACACTACTTCATTTGTTAACACTACAAAAGAATCATTGATTAGCTCGTTAGGAAAAACAGAGTCAGTTGACAAGTTATTTGTTGAGTATATAGTTAACTTTGAAGAAAAATACAACACCAGTGAACATAAATTCTCTGAACTATGGCCTGAATTATGGAGCGTGTTAAATGGATAGTCGTTTTTTAGTTATGTTTTGCTGTGAAGGTTTAGAGTGCGTTATAGACATCACCGACGAGTTCGGTAATACTTTATTCGATGTTATTGCCGGACGGGAAAGTTCTCACACGTTGCAGCACACAATCACCGCAATGATGATGCGGGCCAGATACAATCCGCAGAGGCACTACGAGATTTATTCAGTAACTGCAACAGAAGGTATAGAGGCAGACAGTATCAGAGAACTGTTTGAACTAGACCCGCAGAGCGGAGCTGATTTGATACGATTGAGAGGGGTAAAGTTACACTCAGATCGCCAAGACCAAAACACTGTTAAAATTGTATAAATAAAGTATGTTATTTGAGTGCACTTATGAACCCAGCAATTCCATATTTATTACAAAAGCTTGATTTAATCGAAAGCCGCCAACCTGTAGTAGAAGATGCAGATGCTGTTGTTAGTGCCATTAATGCAACCTTACGTGCTGGAAAATCAATTCGTGGTAATGCTGTATCAAAAGGAATAACAGATCCAGAGCAGCAACTTGCAAAAATCGTTGCAACAGTTGCAACAGTTGCAGCATTGTGGAATGCTATTTCAACTTAGTGCTAGAGACCCCGAGAACCGATTAACTCCTGTTCGTGTTGCAGCCTTGTTACAAACAATGGAAGTAAGACCACAAGACGGTCCGACTGCAACTATAATTGATACATTCGCTCCGACAGGCAATGAAACAAAAGACAAGTGGGTTGCTGCATTCCAAGCATATGAGCAAGCAGTTGATAGCGGTGACCAAAAAAATGTCGAAGCTATTAAGAGTAAGTTAGTTCCTATTATCACAAAGATATCAAACAGCATCCGTGAATTAACTGCAAAAACAATTCAAGCTAACAAACAGCAAGTTCAACAGCAAACTTCTGGGAATATTGGCTCTACTCCTGCTTTAGATTTTTCTTAATAAAATCAATAACTTAGCAAAGAATAAAATGGTCGACAAGTTCAACCATTTTTTGTATAATACTAGTAAGATAACACGTATGAGTCCAAAATGCTCATTATTTCATTCCTTGCTGTTAATACAAATATGTGGAACGAACTAAAATATCGTTGGGAAGTGTTTAGCCTCACGTGGCTGCGGTGGGGTGCGTTCCGCAATCGCTTTATGTGGGATGCTGTTGATCCTATCAAAACAATACTGTACAAGAACGGGTTCATACGTAACAAGCCTCTTCGCATGGAAGTTGAAGAACTAAACAAAGAACTTGGTATGGGAGACAAGTAATGGCACGGAAAACCTGCTGGGAACGAAGTGCAGCATACGGACCGCGCAAAGGATTAACTGGTCCATATTTTTATCCCAACGGACGAGTGCTATACTTTGACCCAAAAGAACAGCAATACTGGGATCCTACTACAGATTTTTATGTAGATAACCACGAAGTTGATGCACTAAAACTCTCTCTTTTATTAAAACTTACTCCGCAAAACGGTTGACAAATTCCAAAATTCGTGTATAATAGCTACATTGAATAACGCAACGGAGACAAAGATGGCAACCGAACAGCAACTCATGCATCAACAACGATGTTTTGGATGCAACATGGACGCCTTCGTTGCAAGTGTAGAAAACAGCATAACTTTTCAAGCAGCAGGCCCGAGTATGGTAATTATGAGCCTGCTGTCTGACGCTCAACACGAAGTTGAGTACGGTATGAAGGAAGAGGCTCGCATGACCATTAACCGTGCTAAGTTCCTTATTGACCGCTACATGAACGGTTCCCACATAAGGGTATAATCATGCAAATCGGGCACCTACCTAAATTAGACGACATGTTTGATTCCAAAGATTGGAAAGCATCAAACTATGGCGACCGAGTTCGCTGGCTAATAGATATGTATCGTGCTAAAAAGAGGATGCTGAGGAAGGTTGGGCAGCAGTCGAACATTGGCGTAACATGTACGACACCGTTAAAAAGGACAACCCATGAGCCACTACCTTAAACTTGTTAACCTAGCAATATGGAACCGTCTACTAATTGTTTTCCTTGCTGTAGCAGTTTTGGTAGTCGGATTGTATAACCCTAAAATTGTTGTTGAAAGGTTAGGTCTATAATGAGCCCAGATCGACTTGAGATTGTTCGTGCGGTTCTAAACGGCCAGTTATCAGCCGAATATATTACTGACAGCGAAATGGTCGAAGTAGAAGAGACAGTAATGGATCTTATTTGCATCCAAAAAATGGAAGAAGGTAAGATCGTGTTTAGTAGCGTTGAAAACGGGATGCTAAATTAAATGATCGAATTTACTCTATTAGAATTTCTGACTGTTTGGGTGATTGGGAACACTGCATCCGCAGCAGTAGGGTGGTTTGCTTGTGTGTTTTACCTAAAATTTACTTCTCCAAAAAAAGAAATAGAGAATTCAGATGACGAAGATTTACGTCGAGGTACCAAACGGGTGCGGTGAATGCCCAGTCTGCAACGGCACTGGGCAGATGCCCTGTCCAGACGAACAGACCCGAGGGTACGGTAAAAAGAATGGGTGGTACGGATACGACGAAGCCACTGACAGAATTACTTGTACTAACTGTGGCGGCCAGTATATGTACAGTAAGCCGAAAGGCATTGTTAAGTTAAACAAAGAAGGTTTGCCTTGTAAGCATGAATACAAGTACACAAAAGGGCGGCGGAATTGCACACACGATTATGACTGCATCCAATGTGGTGATCATTATATGATCGATTCCGGCGACTGATGCGAGAACGAGACTACAAATTCTTTAACGTAGCAAGGGAAATGGCTAAGTTGAGTACTTGGTCTGAGGTACCGTGCGAACAAGTAGGTGCTATTATAGTTCTCCGTAACGAGATTATTGCAGCATCATACAATAGAAAGAAAACTAACCCATTCCAGGCACACTGGGCAACTGTTGCAGGCCGACCTCAAGCAATTTACCCCCATGCTGAAATATCTTGTTTGGCTAAACTCGTGCACAATAAGCAAACAGCAGATTTGCATCTTGCAAAAGTTTACGTATTCAGAGAAACTAAAGTTGGTCTTGGGTTAGCGAAGCCTTGCGATATTTGCACGCCTGCATTAAAATATTACGGAGTTAAGAACGTTTTTTACACAACCGACAACGGTTATGCAGAGGAAGCATGGAAATGAAAATAAATGTAATCGAATTACTTAAAGTGTGCATTGCAGCAGGATTGCTTAACTACTTTTTCGTTACTCTCATGGGGACCGAAGAGTGGTTCGGGTTAATGATGGCAGTGTTAGTTGGCTTATTCTGGCGCGAACCAAAGCAAGAAAATTTTGGTAAAACTGAGGGTTGATTTTTTAACTAATTCTGCTATACTTTATAAATATTAAGCACTTACGAAGATTTACTATAACTGCATCACTTTGTAAGACGACACAAAATTATATTTTATTATTAGTTTCACTAAAAGTTTAAGGCTAGGTACAGCAAGTTAAACCTAAACTGAGAATGCTGTAGAAGGCAGAGAAGTACAAAGCTGCCAATGGAACAGATAGGCTTACAGAAGGTAAGATATGTTGCAAGTGGAAGAATCGAACTTGATGATGTGCGGAGGGGAACCGAAAGGTGATAACAAGCCGCATAGAGAACAATATAAATAGTAGCCCAAACTAGCCTGTTTTATTTTAGGATCGGTTCAGCAATTCAATCTACATAGACGGACTGTGGAGTTAGGCAGTCAACTTGAGACAACGTTCCTCAAGTAAAATCAATCGGCAAAACGATCCTGCTACAAATTTTTGGATGGCTTCAGCAAAACTTACATTGGAGGTCAGCATGCCGATCTGACATTAATCAAAAGGGCAACAGCCATCCAGCTACTAACTTTTAAGGAGAAAACATGAACACAACTTTTGTAGACGCAGTCAAGAACACACAAACCGAAACTGTCACTGAGAACGGAATGTTAACTTACACGTCGAGCCTCAACGCTAACGTCGACTTCTTCTTTACTGCCGCTGCAAAGCGTGGACAAAAGATCGAAGATCTATTCGAACGTGCTTACCAAGAAAATCGCCAACTCGCAATGCGTAACTTTGCATGGCTTCGCGACGTTCGTGGCGGTGCAGGTGAGCGCCAACTTGTTCGTGATCTTCTTCAGTACCTCGAAATCAACCACCCATCTGAACTAACTCAGATGATCCCGCTTATTCCGGTTTATGGTCGCTGGGACGACCTGTTAGTCTTTACCTCTAAGGCCGCAAAAGCCGAAGCGTTCTCTTTAATCAAGGATGCACTTAAAAAGGGCGAGAGAGCTCAACAACTTCTTTCGACAATAGATTCGATGTCCGAATCAGATGCAGAGAAACTACTATCCGAGATCGAATAACTTTTACATCTATCAAAATGGAATCGTTTCATGTTTGGTAAGTTGATTCCTGTTTTCCCACAGTGCGGACACTGTAAAACCCCGTAACTATTAGGAGACTTAAATTTATGATTTCCGTTTACTATAGATTTAATAGCTGCAATTTTTTTAGATTCGGACCGTAACCTTAGAAGTTCAAGATCGATATTAGGATTTAGTTTACAATTATCGCCGTGATACAATTTGTAATTTCCTGGATCGATTAATTTTTTACAATGGATGCATTCTTGTTTACTTGTCTTTTTTCGAGAGTCGCTAATCTTATTAGCTCTTTCGACTGAGCAAGGTCCGGTTTTTCTTCCGGACAGGCCTTTGTTCCATGGTATTTTTTGACTGTTTGCTATCCGTGAAACTTCAAACTGTCGTGCATTAATAGATTTCAGCATAAATGATGCTAGTGCCTTTAACATTTTTTGCTTATGCTGCTCAGATATAAACATTTTTGTTAAAAGTCTATGAGCAACAAAATGTTCTCGCAAAGTTAGATACACTATATTTTTATTTGGAAAAATCGATTTTGGTAATACGTGATGCGCTTCAACTTTACAATTTAACTTAGCACTAGCTTCTTTCCGTGTGTTGGCCCTGCGGCTAGCAACTTCACAGAGTGCTAAGTACCATTTAGAATACTTGTTTCGAAAAATTAAATTTGTTATAACCATTGCAGTAATCTACTAAATATATTATTATTTATGTCGATGCCGCGAAAACTGGAGATCACTATGTCTGCAAAAATGAAACTTAAGAATCTGTTAACACAACAAGTAGGTTCCGCTTCTTTAGCCTGTAAGTGGATGCCTCGTAAAGGAACCCTTGCAAACGAGCTTCGTGCCTTTATGGGATTAACACCAAAGGGCTACCGCAAGACATTAGTTACACTAACTAAGGTTGTTGAAACCCAAATGTGTGCTAACGACTGGACTAACATTAAGTATGAGCATGTTCCTTCTGTTGCGGCTGCACGTTACCAAAAAGCATTCAACAAGCACGACGCAACCGGATATTCTGCGTACAAGTCTGCATTAGCAAGTGGCGAAACCACTATCAATGCAAGTGCTGTATACCCATATGACATCGTTAAGTCAATGCGGTTTGATTGCAAGGGTGAAAATGCTGCTGTACAACAAGCACAATGGGATACTTTGCCTAACTACATCGGTGATGATGCAATCATCCCAGTAGTTGACGTATCTGGGTCTATGGATTGTGTTGTTGGCAACAATCCAACCGTAACCTGCCTCGATGTTGCAGTGTCTCTTGGTCTGTACCTTTCCGAAAAGAACAAAGGGGCATTCAAGGACATGTTCCTCACTTTTAGCAGCAACTCGCAATTCCAAGTCCTAAAAGGCTCGTTGCGTGACCGATACAACCAATTGTCTGATGCGGAATGGGGTATGAGCACCAACATCGAGTCTGCATTCAAGGAAATCTTGCGTGTAGCAGTAAAGCACCAAGTCCCAGAAGCACAAATGCCAAAGTATATTCTTATCCTTTCGGATATGGAGTTCGACGCTTGTGTTGAAGGATTTGATGCACTTACTATGGTTCAAAAGAAATATGCTGATGCGGGATACTCTATGCCAAATATTGTATTCTGGAATATTCAGTCTCGAGGAAGCAAGGTTCCTGTTCGTTACGATGAACAAGGAACTGCATTAATCAGCGGCTTCAGCCCTGCAATTATGCAGAGCGTACTATCGGCAGAAACACTAACTCCGATTAGTATCATGCTTGAGACTCTCAATAATACCAGATACCAAGGTATTAAGTAGTATAAATAAACTTTACACATCTTAAGGAGATAATATGAAGAAAAGCTTAATCGCTTTAGCAATCGCTGCCACTACTTCTACAGTAGCGTTAGCACAATCAAATGTAGCAATCTACGGTGTTGTTGATATGGGTATGGCTCGTGCAACTGCTGACCGTACAGACGGTATCAACACCAAAACTGGTTTAGGTAGCTTATATGCACCAAGCCGCCTTGGCTTCCGCGGAACAGAAGCTCTTGATAGCGATCTATCAGCTGGTTTTACAGTTGAGTACGGTATTACACCAAACACCAATACCGGTATCACAACCGCACGTGAACAGTCACTTGGGTTAACTTCTAAGTCACTTGGTGCAGTAAAACTCGGTTACATGGCTACACTTGGTAAAGCAGAGCTTGATAAGTTCGATGCATTACGTGGTAGCAACTTTGCTCCGCTAACTGCATTAAAAGGCACAACTATTAACACTTCTAGCCGTGCAGGAAATACAGTTGCTTATGTTTCACCAGTTGTTGCAGGCGGTTTCACTTTCGGGGCAACTCACTCAACTGACACCACACTTGCTAACACATCATACGGTAATGGTACAAAACAAGAACGTGTTATCGGCTTAATGGCTGACTACACTGCTGGGCCATTCTCAGTTGGTTACGTTTACCACAAAGTAAATGATGTTACACGTATTGCAGGCCGAGACAATGTTGAACACATGGTTGGTGCAAAATATGCAATCGCCCCAACTGTTACTCTTGCTGGTTCATACCAGACCGACGTAGCAAACGATCGTTCAACCAACAAGGATATCGCATCGGTTGGCGCACAATTTGCAGTTAGCAACAAGATTGGTGTTGATGTTGGTTTTGCTCGTTTAGACGACAAGACCGCAGCTAATGCAGATGCTGATTCATGGGGTATTCAGGCTAACTATGACTTTAGCAAGCGTACTTCTGCTTATGCAGGTTACACTCGTGTTTCTAACAAAAACGGCGCAACAAACGTCGCAATGGGTGCAACTAACGGTGTTACACCGCTTGGCACCGGCAGCATGACTTCGTCAGGTTTTGGCGCAGGTCTAAAGCATTCATTCTAATTAGTTGACTTATGCAGTACAAAAGGCTATACTTAAATATAGCCTTTTTATAGAGAATAGATATGCCACCGCTTTACGAGTTTAAATGTGTACACTGCGAAAAGGTATTCGAAAAAATCGTACCAATGAATACTGTGCAAATTAGTTGCCCCAACTGTGGTGCTATGGCAAACAAGAAACTATCTGCACCTGGCGGATTCCAGTTAAAAGGATCTGGTTGGTATAAGCCATCAGCAAGCACCGACTAAAAAGGAGTTAACTAATACTTCTTGTATAAAAATTGTAAGAATACAATTTTATAATAAATAGTATTATCCGATCTTCTCTCAATGAATAATAACTTCTACCCAGACGTATTACTACTTGGTAATGCATACTAAGTTATATAAACTTTGTAACCTCGCCCATCGAAGTAAGTTCTAAATCAATTGAAAAATTACAGAATATAAAAATAACGTAATGTCTTTACCTCAAATTGATCTTAATAAGGAAACAAGTATTTTCATTAAAGAGGTAGATTCAATAAACGTGAGATACGATTAACTATGTTAACTTTTAACAATAAATTTCATTTGTTGCAAATCACCACACACTTAATATCAATATATGTTCTTATTATGTTTTTTGATCCAATCTGGTTACTTGGGACCTACATATCTTGGTTTTTAGTTAAACTAATCGGAGGTGAAATCGGAGCACATAGATACTTTGTGCATCGAAGTTTTAAAACTACAAGACCTAAAGAAATATTATTAATGATACTCCAGTGGTTTAATGGCGAAGGATCTCTGCTTGCTTGGTGCGGTGTTCATTCTCAACATCATAAATATTCAGACCAGGAACTTGACCCGCATTCTCCCCAAACTAAAAGCATATGGAAAGTAGTATATTGGGTTGATCCGATTAACATTAACCCCAAATATGTAGTCCGACTTGCTAAAGACAAAATGATTATGTTTCAACATAACAATTACTTCTTGTTCCATTTTTTACTTTTGTTCGTTGCAGTTGTAACTAATAACATAAAACTGTATGGATATATAGTAGCATTACCGATAGTCCTCACTTTGTACACTAACGCAGTAGTAGATGTTCTGACCCATTTGTATCCAAAATTCGGTTATCGTAATTTTGACTTAACTGACTGCTCCGCAAACCTGGGAGGGGCATGGAAATACATTTTACTCGGCGGCGAGCTGCATCACAACCACCACGCAAATCAAACCAGCTATACTAACAAAGTTACAGAACAAGAGGTTGATATACTAGGGGCTATCATCGATACAGTTTTTGCTGTTAAACAAAATTAACTTATGACTCAATCTAGAAAAACTTTACCATTATATACTAAAATAGAACAATTCGACATTGATAAATTACGTAACGAGTTTTCTATTAGAGGATACCTTGATCCTAGCTTAAACTTTGACCAGTTAAACTTTTCAAATAGTGCAGAAGACCAGAAAATGTTGCACTATATACAAACTCAAAAAAGAGAAAAGTATTCTAAATGGTTTGACTTCTCTACCTATTCTAATTTGTACATACTCCGATTTAACGATCAATTTGATTTTCCGGAGCACAATATGAAAAACATTTACCATACACAAATTTTTAAACAAGAGGTAAAAGATACCTTCAAGGGTACATACATTGAGCAGGTAATTAATCGAATAAAAGCGCAATATACAAAAATAGACAAAGCATACCTGGCACGTCTAGATCCTCATACTGAATTAAAATATCACATCGATTTCGACACTGCTAAGATATCTAAAGTGCATATCCCTATACTTACTTCGCCCGATAGCGAATTTAAATGGATTAAAGATAAAAGAGAAATTCGCCAACATTTCGAAGCTGATGGCGCGGCATGGTGGTTAAATATCGGAATTCCGCACGGAGTAGACAATAACGCAGACACTCATCGATTCCATTTAATTGTTGAAGTGTACATTTAGCTGTTAACATAACTAACGTTATTTAAGATCGACCCACAAACTAATAATTAGTATTTCACCCAAGGAACACATCAATGACATCAATGACATTAACTCAGAAACTCACATACGGATTATCGTTTAAAAACTCGTATGCATGGAAATTGCAACTTATTCACTTAGTGGGATACCTGTCAATCCCGTACTTTATCACAAATGCCCCATGGTATCTATTATTAGTGCCATTTATTGTTGGGTATATAAACACTACTAGTATTGTTCTTTATTTCCATCGATATTTATCGCACAAATTATTCGAGTTTAAGTCACAGATTTTTGAATACATTTTCTTGTTTATTACTACTACCGCGTTAGTTAGCTCGTCGATTACGTGGGTATCGATTCACCGAAAACACCATCAATTCGTTGATGAAGAGCAAGACCCGCATCGATGCTTAAACATCACCGATGCTATCAGAGTACATTTTTTATCTTACTGGATTTTACCTAAATTAAGTAATGTCAGGGATCTTTACCATTCGAAGTTACATAGGTTTACAGTAGATCACTACTTTAAAATACAATTAGTGTACGGTGGACTTTTATTTTTAATTGACCCACTGATCTGTATAGCGTTTTATTTACTCCCAGGGTTAATTTGTTACTGGACACTTAACGGTGTAAACACACTATCACATTCTACCGGATATCGAAATTTCGAGTGTGCTGATACATCAACTAACAATCTATTCATTGGTTACATATCTGGCGGAGAATGGCACAACAATCACCACGCTAACCCCCGATCATGCAATTTTGGTTTTAAATGGTGGGAATTTGATCCCGGATATCACATAATTAAACTCATTGGAAAAAACATAATAAATGAAAAAGCTGATCTTAGTCGGGTATAAAACTCCTATTTTTTCTATATTAGATGCTGCTATCGAAAATGGCTACACAGTAATAGGGCTGTTATCTAACAAGTACGGAAAAGGGGAAACAGTAGACGGTGTTAGAGTATTAGGGAAAATTGATGATCTGTTAAATAATGATGCGTGGATCACCAAACTCAAACAATCTGCTGATTTTTTTCCGATTGTTACATTTCACGAAGATATTAGCAATAGTGAAATGGTAAATAAAGAAAGATCACGCACTATAGATGTACTCGAACGATCAAAAGTTAATATAGTCACGTTAATCTCTAAACTCGCACACGTTCACAAGTCAGCCATTGGAAAAGGTGTATTCATTGATGCTGGAGCTATGGTACACAGGGCAACAATCGGTGATTATACGTTCGTACTGCCTCGCGCCACAGTGCACACTAACTCGACTATAGGAAAAAATGTATACATCGGAGTTCAATCATTTATTAATACTTACACTACTATCGAAAATGGTGTAGTAGTTGGTCCTGGGACTATGATTATTCAAAATGTCACTAAAGACAATAATAGTGCTCTCACCATTGGAGAGAATTCGATTTTAGCTCCCGGATTATGCATAATGACAGACATCGAACCGAATTCAGTAGTGTTAAATACTAGTAAATTGCCACGTCGTGTTTCGCACCGTCTTGTTCCTATAATCAACAACGATGCAATCTGAGTTTCATTCATTCTTAGAATCAACGGTAAACATCTTCATTGGCTATGTGGTAGCAATCCTTAGTCAACTGTTGGTGTTTCCGTTGTTTAACATCCAGGTCCCATTCACTGACAATCTACTCATAGGATTGTACTTTACTGTTATATCTCTTGCACGATCATATGTTGTTCGCAGAGCATTTAACAAATATCATTTAAAATCAACAACTTAGCAATTAGCAAATTTTGGTTGACCTTTAACTTAAATTCCGGTATAATAGCTTCATACTTAGTTATTTAGAGCAAGCAATGTTTAAAGTTAACCAACCGGAAAAAGCACTGTATAAAGTGGGGCAAAGGGTAACTTGCGACTACGAACCCGGGGTTACTTATAAGGTAGCTAAGAAGCATTGGGATATGTTTGGTACCGTGTTCTACGAAATTCACGAAGTAAACGGTGTCCGTTACATGTCCGGACTGCGTCAAAAGTTTCTAAATAACGCTTGACAAGTTTTGAAAACGGCAATATAATTGTTTCATACTTAACAACACAGGAGCTAAAACAATGTCTGCACCCGTTACGCAAAACCGCACACTTACTTCTAAAGAATCCCGCCGCGCCATTCTTCGTTGCTTTAAGGCAAAGCGTCCGGTGATGCTGTGGGGTCCTCCCGGAATTGGTAAGTCTGAACTGGCTGCGTCTATCACTGACGAGCTTGGTGGTAAGTTGTATGATATCCGCTTGCCACTGCTTGAGCCGACTGACTTGCGCGGTATGCCGTATTACAACAAGGAAATGAACGTGATGGATTGGGCTCCTCCGATTGACCTGCCTGATGCCGAAACTGCTGCTCAATATCCGATCGTTGTCCTGTTCCTGGACGAACTGAACGGTGCTGCTCCTGCTGTTCAGGCTGCTGCATATCAGCTGATCCTGAACCGTCGCGTTGGCAAGTATGAACTGCCTGATAACGTGGTTGTTATTGCTGCCGGTAACCGCGAAAGCGACAAGGGCGTTACCTACCGTATGCCTGCTCCGTTGGCAAACCGCTTCGTCCACTTGGAGATGCGTGTTGACTTTGAGAGCTGGGCTGAGTGGGCTGCTCAAAACCGTATCCACCCGGATGTCGTTGGTTACCTGTCGTTTGCGAAAAACGACTTGTTTGACTTTGACCCGCGTAGCCCTAGCCGCTCGTTTGCTACTCCGCGTAGCTGGACGTTCGTTAGCGAGCTGATCGACGAAGCTGGTCAAAGCGAAAGCGAACTGGCCGACTTGGTTGCTGGCACGATTGGCGAAGGTACGTCGATTAAGTTTATGGCACACCGCAAGTTTGCGAACCAACTGCCCAGCCCGTCCGACATCCTTGCTGGTAAGGTCAAGGAGCTCAAGATTAAGGAAATCAGCGCAATGTACTCGCTGGTTACTTCGATGTGCTACGAGCTTAAGGATGCACACGAGAAGATGAGCAAGGGCAAAGATTCTGGCA